CTACTCTATCTTCTTTATGTTGACCCATAAAGATTGGCCAAACACGAGACTCCGGATCAAATCCTAGGGTCATCGTACCTGAGATCTCACAAGCAGGGCGATCCCAATGCCATTCTAGAACTTCTCCCGGACGGTAGATACGAGCATAGCAGTAAGCTGATTTTAGATTTACGCCAAGCGCATCTGATAGAGGTTTTTCTAGTCGCTGTAGTACACTATTAAGAATAACATCATCATAGATACTATCAGATAAAGGACACTGCTCATCTTTAGTTAATGTTCCATTTTCGTACAGTTTGAAAAGGTGGGCTGTAATAGCGCCACACTCTTCTTTACTCAAAACGTTTTGTAGGTATACATAACGTTTATCTTCAAATTGTTGTGCTATAGGATTCACTTTAATACCTCCGGATAAAAAGCTTCATAAAACCAAGCATGTTCTCTAACTACGTTCGCATGAAACTCATCACCAAGAATCCTAGTAGGTTCTTTCCAGCCCATTAACTGAGGTTTTGTTTTGTGATCAGTCTTTTCAGCAAAGTAAGCATTATCATGCTCTTTCATTTCTGACTGTTGTATATTATTTAGATCATGTTCAAAGCGATCCATTCCAAGGAAGTCATAGATATTATCTAGAGATTGAACTGGGTCTTTTAGGAGATCTTCGTAACGTATAAATTTTATTTTACTACGATCTTGCTTAAAAAGCAACATATATTTTTTAACTTCTCTTTCGAGAGCTTCTTTTAGAGCGTTATCGAAATGGAAATGATAAGAGTATTTCTGCTCAACAGGCATAGAGTTATAAAGAACGTCTCCGTCGCCTAATGTACTCATAGCGCCAAGCTTACTATTAACTCGATCAAAGCTCTCTACAATATCTCTAAGATCACGAACGATAACTAGAGTCTTAGACTCAGGGAATAGATGATGAAGGTCGCCCCAGTTGCGTGCTTTAGATATAACGTTTGGTTTAGTTGTTAGACCTTCGTACCAACCTTGAGCCGCTCCTCTAATAAGCCCTGTGTAAGCCGCATCAGCTTGATATTGATCCATGGCTTGTACTTGTTCATTATAGCGTGAGCGAACAAGAACCTTCTTATGAAGGATAAAGGGAAGAGGATCGGTAGCTGTAGTGAATAGCTCAGGGTTCTGTTGTAGGATGTTCATAAGAACGGTAGAACCTGAGCGAGGAAGTCCGCTACAGAAGTGTATCTGTTTCATAATATAACTCCATAATATATTTTGTACCTTTATTTAGTACTGTTGACCAACCAGACCTATTTGAACAGCCGCAAGATCCCCAACATCAGAAGCCCAAGCATCAGAAGAGAAAGGGAATTTATCTATTATATTAAGATATACTGGGCTATAATTTACGTAACCGAGCCCGCCAGCAGTGTATCCATAATCGGTAGACGATTGACCCGCAGAAAGCCTTCTACTTTGAGTTAGATATCCTACGTGTGCCGCATTTGTATCTGAAGCAAACGGGAATTTCTGTATTCTATTTGTAACATAAAAATTGTATGATGGCGGAGTTCCCCCAGAAGAGTATCCATACTCGGTAGATGATTGGCCAGCACCCCAATATGCGTACTCTAGCAAATCTCCAACATCGGTCGCATTAGCGTCAGCTGAGAACGGAAACTTATCAATTACATTGTGTACAGGAGTTCCAAATCCGCCAGAAGTGTAGCCGTATTCGGTAGACGATTGCCCTATTCCCCCGTACCTTGCCGCTGTCAAATCTCCACTATCATAAGCATTTGTATCGGCAGCAAACGGGAACTTATCGATTACACTACTATATCCAGGATTCAAATTGCCGCCTGAAGAATACCCATAACCGTTTGTAATAGAAGATTGTCCAGCGCCATAGGCTGTAGATACTGATAGGTCGCCTACGTCAGTTGCAGTTCCTCCAGATACAAACGGGAACTTATCTATGATGTTTCCTGGAGTCCAGCTGCCTGAGGTGTATCCGTAGTCGGCTGATGATTGCCCAGAACCCTGAGTTCGACTTGAAGATAAGTTTCCGACGTCAGTAGCGTTACCGTCAGAAGCAAAAGAGAATTCTTGAATATAGGTATGCGCTGTAGCAAACCCTGAAGTAGATCCTTGAAATGGTATCGGTTCTGTAGGAACTTCATTTATATCATACCAATCGGTTCCTGTAGAAACAAATAGCGAGGCTGCTCCTGTAACGTAAGCTACGAACCCCTCATTGCTTGAGTTAGCTGTAGGAAGGTTGCCGATCGTAGAATACGTTGTATCTGTAGTCGGAGAGTTTCGCTCAATCGCATAGAACTGAATAATATCAGAACATGCTTCCATAATCGCTACATTGTTAGCAGCGTTCAATAATTGAGTTGCGAGTTCTTGAGGTGTGGGCATAATATTATTAAGGTGCGGTAGCGTTAGTTGCTACCCAACCGTCAGCTCCGAAATTAAAGTAAAGTTTCTTATCATCTTTATTGAAAATAATTAACTTATTTGTTGAAATAGTGCTTGGAAACTCAGTAGAGTTATTATATAATTGTATTGTAGTTCCTTGACAAACTATTGTTGCTACCCTTACTAATAGATGTAACGTTGCTGTATCGGTAGAAGAACTCACTTCCCCAATCTTTTGTTGTATAGCATCTAATAATACAGTAGCGTCAGACATAACTCTTTTCCTTTACGTACTTTATTTAGTACTGCTGCCCAGCACCGCCTGATCTAGAAGCCGTTAGATCACCAACATCAGTTGCGTTGCCATCAGCTGAGAATGAGAACTTGTCGATGATGTTTGTGGATCCTGTAATATAACCGCCAGAAGTGTAACCGTATTCTGAAGAAGATTGACCTGCTAATAACCTCCTAGCAACCGTTAGATCACCAACGTCAGTAGCATTAGCGTCAGTTGCGAACGGGAACTTGTCGATGATGTTTGAGTTTGATCCAGTATAGCCGCCAGAAGTATACCCATATTCAGAAGATGATTGTCCTGTTACGTTATATCTAGAAACTGTTAGGTCGCCGACATCAGTTGCGTTACCGTCAGCCGCAAATGGGAACTTGTCGATGATGTTTGTTGTTGGATACCCGCCAGAAGTGTATCCATAGTCGGTAGACGATTGCCCTGCTGGACCAACTCTAGCAACTGTTAGATCACCTACATCAGACGCATTACCGTCAGTTGAGAATGGAAACTTGTCGATTATGTTCGTAGTTGGACTACCACCAGAAGTGTAACCATATTCAGAAGACGATTGACCTGTTGGTCTATACCTAGCAAGCGTTAGATCACCTACGTCAGTCGCATTACCATCAGCTGAGAATGAGAACTTATTAATGATGTTCGTAGTCGGGCTACCGCCAGAACTGTAACCATAGTCAGCTGACGATTGCCCTGCTGCGTTAAATCTAGCAACTGTTAGATCGCCTACATCAGTTGCGTTACCGTCAGCGGAGAATGAGAACTTATCAATGATGTTTGTTGATGGATACCCGCCAGAAGTGTAACCGTAGTTGCTTCCTTGAAATGTCCAAGGGATTTGCCATCCAAAATTAACAGCTTCCCACGAAGAACCCGTAGAGTAAAGATAAGCATTAGCAGATTGAGAGTATGCTATCTGTCCAGCGTTATGAGTACCAGCGGTTGGAAAGTCGGTATTACTAGAATATACTAGACCAGAGTTTACGTTTAACGTGAGGTTCTGTAGAGCGGATATGCGAGCTAGTTCTACAGCCGAAGTATTTTGTGTATTCGAGCTGTAGAATCTAGAGTTAGCAATGTATGGTATATCTAATAAACTTATCGGCATACATTATTTAGTACTGTTGTCCTGCTACGCCATATCTACCAACCGTTAGATCCCCGACATCAGTAGCATTAGCGTCAGCCGAGAATGAGAACTTGTCGATTACGTTGTATCCGGTCGGAAAGTATCCACCAGAAGAGTATCCATAATCGGTAGATGATTGACCCGTTACGTAACGCCTAGTAACCGTTAGATCACCGACATCAGTAGCATTAGCGTCAGTTGCGAACGGGAATTTGTCAATGACGTTTGAGTATGGCGGAGCAGTTCCACCAGAAGAATACCCGTAATCTGAAGATGATTGACCTGCTGGGCTATTTCTGGCGACCGTTAGGTCTCCAACGCCAGTTGAGTTAGCATCAGCAGCGAACGGGAATTTGTCAATGACGTTTGAGTATGTTGGAGTAGTAGCGGGATTATATCCTCCAGAAGTGTAACCGTATTCTGAAGATGATTGTCCTGCCATGTAGACTCTAACAACCGTTTGATCGCCAACATAAGTAGAAGCGCCATCAGATGCGAACGGGAACTTATCGATTGTTCTTGGGGTTGTTGGAGATCCGCCAGAATTGTATCCGTAGTCAGCTGACGATTGACCTGCTGCGCCATATCTAGCAACCGTTAGAGTACCAACACTAGTAGAATTACCATCAGTTGAGAATGAGAACTTTTCGATAACGTTTGTGTTTGGGGGGATATTACCGCCAGAAGAGTAACCGTAAACGGTAGACGATTGCCCCGTTAAGTAACGCCTAGCAACCGTTAGATCACCGACATCCGTAGCATTCGCATCGGTTGCGAACGGAAACTTATCAATGATGTTTGAATATGGTGGAGCCATACCCCCAGAAGAGTAACCGTAGTTGCTTCCGCCAAACGACCAAGCAGGTGCTGTATACGTATTCGCCAACGGATACCACTGAGCTCCGTCACAAATATACAAGCCATCGTTATCTACATAAGCAGTCATACCAACGGTTATGCTGTTAGCAGTAGGCAATGTATTAGCATAAGCATAGATGTTGTTTGCTGAATCTACTTTGTTTACAAGTTTAATTCCTCTAAGGATATCGTCAACACTAGTGCTTTCAGAATATGTTCCAACAATAGAGGATACCGTCGTTATCAGGTTTTGTGTATTAGCTGCCATGTTTAATCCTTAGTATTGTTGTCCTGTTGCGCCATATCTAGCAGTTGTTAGATCGCCAACATCAGTAGCATTAGCGTCAGATGCGAACGGAAACTTATCAATTACATTAGATAAAACTGGAGACGGTTCTCCTCCAGAAGTGTAACCATAATCCGTAGACGATTGTCCTGCTGGTTGTTTTCTAACAACCGTTAGATCACCTACATCAGTAGCATTCGCATCCGTTGCAAAAGAAAACTTATCGATAACGTTTGTTTTTGAGGTGCTAACCTGCCCTCCAGAATTGTAACCATATTCTGAAGATGATTGTCCGGATGCGTATGCTCTAGTGGCGGAAAGATCGCCAACGTCAGTTGCATTAGCGTCAGTAGAAAATGGGAACTTGTCGATTACAGTTGAAGTTGCAGGCTCTAGTCCACCGGAAGTGTAACCATAGTCAGTAGATGATTGACCGGCAGGGTTGGATCTACCAACCGTTAAGTCACCTACATCAGCGGCGTCAGCGTCTGACGAGAAAGAAAATTTTTGTATAGTGTTTTCGAAACTATTTAAAGGGTGGGCACCGCCAGAAGTGTAGCCATAGTCTGAAGATGATTGTCCTGCCTGACGTTGAACTATAAACAACAAATCCCCGACATCCGTTGTGTCGCCATCAGAAGCGAATTCAAACTTCTGTATTACGTTTACCGAAGGGGGCGCTTGCCCCCCAGCAACGTATCCATAAGTAGAAGAAGAGTGTCCTGATCCAGCATAAGAATTGTTTACTGTTAGAGACCCCGCAGATGTAGCGTTTCCATCTGACGAAAAAGAAAATTTCTCTATTGAACTTAAATAACCGCTACCTACACCCCCAGACGTATATCCATAATTGCTTCCACCAAACGACCAAGCAGGTGCTTCATACAACCCAAACACTCTCCACTCTTCACCTGTAGAGAAGTAGAATGTGTTAGCACTTGAGTCTTTTACGATAGCTCCAGCGTTAGTAATGCTTGGTGTGGGGAACTCAGTATTACTAGAATACACTAAGGAACCTCTAACTTCATTCAACGAATCAGCAAGAGAAGCCATCTTCATAAGTTCTAGTGTATCTGTAGAAGTGTTAGCAGACTCAATACTAGAATTTAGAATACTTGTTATATTTGATATATTAATAGGCATCGTTTAATCCTTAGTATTGTTGTCCTGCTGCGGCATATTTATTAGCTGTTAGGTCGCCAACGTCGGTCGCATTAGCATCAGTAGCAAACGGGAACTTTTCGATAACGTTTTCGTTTAATAAAGTTCCCCCAGAAGTGTAGCCGTAGTCAGTAGACGATTGACCTGACGACCTTTCCTTATTTAATGTTAGGTCCCCAACATCTGTAGCATTAGCGTCGGCTGCGAATGGGAACTTGTCGATGACGTTTGAGTATGGCGGATTACCGCCAGAAGTGTAACCGTAGTCAGTAGATGATTGACCTGATAATGCATATCTAGCAGCCGTTAGATCGCCTACATCAGTAGCATTAGCGTCGGTTGAAAACGGAAACTTTTCAATTACGTTTGTAGCTCCTGGAGCGCTACCGCCAGAAGTGTAGCCATAGTCAGTAGATGATTGACCAGCCAGATTTGCCCTAGCAACCGTTAGATTACCAACGTCAGTAGCATTAGCGTCAGTAGAAAAGGGGAACTTGTCGATGACGTTTGAGGTTGCTGAACCGTTATAACCGCCAGAAGCGTAGCCGTAGTCAATTGAAGATTGTCCAGCTGGTCCAGATCTAGAAACCGTTAGATCGCCGACATCTGTAGCATTAGCATCAGTTGAGAATGGGAACTTATCGATGATATTGTAGTAGCTTGGCCATATTGTTCCCCCAGAAGTGTAGCCATAGTCGGTAGACGATTGCCCTGCTAGATCACTTCTAGCAACCGTTAGATCACCAACATCGGTAGCGTTACCGTCAGCTGAGAATGAGAACTTATCGACGGTTTTTGTTGATGTCGGATAACCGCCAGAAATATATCCGTAGTTACTTCCTTGGAACGTCCAAGAAGGAGGGATATACGTATAAGTATTCGCCAACGGATACCACTGAGTTCCATCGCAGATGTAAAGACCGTCATTGTAAACGTAAGCAGTCATTCCGAGATTAATCGTGTTAGCAGTCGGCAACGTGTTAGCATAAGCATAAATGTTATTAGCAACATCAGTTGACGTTACTGTTTTAATCGTCTGTAGGATCTCAAAAGGATCTGTATCTACCGTAAATGACGCTATTGTGTTTATTGTATTAGCTGGCATCGTTTAATCCTTAGTATTGTTGTCCTGCTGGACCAAATCTAGCGACCGTTAGATCACCAACATCAGTTGCGTTAGCGTCAGACGAAAACGGGAACTTGTCGATGACGTTAGTCATCGGAGTGCCGCCAGAAGAATATCCGTAATCCGTAGACGATTGTCCTGCAACGCTATATCTACCAGCGGTTAGATCACCTACATCTGTTGCATTTCCATCTGCCGCAAACGGAAACTTGTCTATTATATTTACCGCTGGATATCCTCCACCAGAAGTATACCCATAGTCAGCTGATGATTGACCTGCTGACATATATCTACCAGCCGTCAGATCACCAACATCAGTAGCATTAGCATCAGATGAGAACGGGAATTTTTGTATTGTGGTCATATAGCTCGTGCTATCGCTATTACCACCAGAAGAATATCCATAATCGGTTGATGATTGCCCTGCGGACATTCTCATATTTTCTGTTAAATCGCCGACATCGGTTGCATCAGCATCAGAAGCAAACGGGAACTTGTCGATTACGTTTGATCTTAATCCGGTATAACCGCCAATAGTGTAACCGGAATCGGAAGAAGATGCCCCTGTAGTTTCACGTCTACCGACCGATAGATTACCGACATCGGTTGCGTTGCCGTCAGTTGCAAAAGCAAACTTCTGGATTATATTTGATGTTGCATCAGCCGGAGATTCACCACCAGATTGATAACCATACTCAGTAGATGATTGACCTGCGCCCCTTCTCAAAACACTTATTAGATCACCTACATCAGTTGCGTTAGCGTCTGTTGAGAATGGGAACTTGTCGATGACGTTTGAAGTGGAGGGGGTTGAACCACCAGAAGTGTAACCGTAGTTGCTTCCTTGGAACGACCAACTACTGCCGCCAGCAGCAGCATCAGGAACTGTAGCTCCAGCAGCAGTCCATACACCTGAATCGTTTAGATATAGAGTTCTTGTCGACTCATCAAATGCTAGTGTCTTAACCGTACTGTTTGCTGTAGGGAATACGCTTGTGTTAGCATAAGACTCTATTACAGCACCGCCATATAGTCGTTTTGAAGACTTAAGAAGATTTGTTAATCCTTCCGTATCAATATTAGTACTATTAGCCGCACCAACAATATTCTGAATAACGGATAATATGTGTGTAGTATCTATTGCCATTTCTTATTATCCTTAGTATTGTTGTCCTACTGCGTAATTTCTAGAAGCCGTTAGATCGCCTACGTCGCTAGCATTACCATCAGATGAGAACGAGAACTTGTCGATTATGTTCGTGATTCCTGGCAAATAACCGCCAGAAGTATAACCGTAATCGGTAGATGATTGACCTGCTGGAGCATTTCTAGCAACGGTTAGATCACCGACATCAGCTGAATTTCCGTCAGATGCGAACGGAAACTTTTCGATTACGTTCTGGTAAACTCCAGGATCTGTAACACCTCCGGAGTTGTAGCCATAATCTGAAGAAGACTGACCAGTCATCTTCCACTTTGCTGCCGTTAGATCACCAACATCAGTAGCATCAACGTCAGTTGAAAATGAAAATTTCTCAATTACGGTACCAAATGGCCAAGCGGTTCCAGAAACATAACCATATTCTGAAGACGATTGTCCTCCTGTTACCCCCTTTGCAACCGTTAGATTTCCTACATCCGTAGCATTAGCATCAGTTGAGAACGGAAACTTATCAATAACATCTGACTGTGCGGGATAATATCCACCAGAAGTGTAGCCATATTCGGAAGAGGATTGTCCCGACATAAATCTTCTTCCTACCGTTAGATCGCCCACATCAGTAGCATTCGCATCAGTTGAGAACGGGAACTTGTCGATTTCGTTTATGCCTCCTGGACTTGGTATTCCGCCAGAAGTATACCCGTAATCAGATGACGATTGACCCGCTGATTGATATCTAGAAACCGTTAGATCACCAACATCAGATGCGTTAGCATCAGCTGAGAACGGGAACTTATCAATAACGTTTGTTCCTGGATTTCCGCCAGAAGAGTAACCATAGTTGCTTCCTTGGAATGTGTAACTACTGCTGCCAGCAGCTGAAGGAACGGTAGCATCAAGTGCTGTCCATACGCCTGAATCGTTTAGGTATAGAGTTCTTGTTGCCTCATCAAATGCTAGTGTCTTATGACTGCTTTCCGCTGTAGGAAAGAACGAAGTATTAGCATATGATTCTAGAACTGAACCGCCATACAATGACTTAGATGCTTTTACAAGATCAATCATTGTTTGTGTAGAAATATTATCTGTATTAGCCGAGCCAACAATATTTTGGATAGCGGTTAATATGTGTGTAGTATTAATAGCCATTCTTAATCCTTAGTATTGTTGTCCTGCTGCAGACTGACGAGCAACTGTTAGGTCGCCTACATCAGTCGCATTACCGTCAGCTGAGAACGAGAACTTGTCGATTACGTTTAAGGCTGGCGCCCCGCCAGAAGCGTATCCGTAATCCGTAGACGATTGACCAGCAATTTGAAACCGTGAAACCGTTAGATCACCTACATCAGTCGCATTAGCATCAGAAGCAAACGGGAACTTATCGATTATGTTTGTTGCTGCGGGATTTCCTCCTCCAGAAGTATATCCATAGTCTGAAGATGATTGTCCAGTTTGCTTATACCTAGCAACCGTTAGGTTCCCAACAAAAGTAGCATTACCGTCTGTTGCGAAAGGAAACTTATTAATAGTGCTTACTGCAGGGGCTAAAAGTCCGCCAGCAGCATAACCGTACTCGGTAGAGGATTGACCCGCTACGCCATAGGGCGAAAACGTTAGATCGCCAACATCCGTAGCATTACCGTCAGCAGCGAAAGGAAACTTATCAATCGTGTTTGTGTACGGGTGAACCGCACCACCAGAAGTATAACCATAGTCGGTAGACGACTGACCCGCAGAACCAAACCTAACAACCGTTAGATCGCCAACATCAGTTGCGTTAGCATCAACTGCGAACGGAAACTTATCGATGATGTTTACCTCAGCAGTATTATAACCGCCAGAAGAATATCCGTAAGTTTCCGATGATTGACCTGCTGAATAATGCCTAGCAACCGACAGATCTCCAACGTCAGTAGCGTTAGAATCAACCGCAAACGGGAACTTGTCGATTATGTTTGTAGTTGGCTCGCCGCCAGAACTATACCCATAGTTACTTCCTTGGAATGTCCAAGGAACAGTCTGATCAACAATCGTGTTACTAGTATTAAACACTCTCCATTCGCTACCTGTAGAGAAGTAGAAAGTATTTGAACTTAGATCTTCTACAATAGACCCAGCGTTAGACCCATCAGGAGTAGGGAACTGAGTATTGCTTGTGTACGTTAGTCCGCCACGCAAATCAACAAACGTATTCGAGAGGGCTTGTAATCGATTCGTTTCTACGGAGTCTACAGCCGCATTAGCTTCTAGTAGACTGTCTAGAATACTTTTTAAATTGGATAAATTTATAGGCACGATTAGATCCCTTCGAATAAGTTATTGTTAATTATATTTATGCGTGGAACGAATCGTACCAATCTCCAGCCATAGTCTGAACTTCAGCTTCAGTCATATCTGTAGGTTCACCGCCCTCAGAAGGCTGAGAGAATGCATTAGCCGCATGCATCGTTGTTAGACGAGTGATAAACTGATCACGTGTAAGTTCAGATACAGTATCAGGAACGTAGTATTCTCTGTCTGCTTCAGCTGGAACCCAACCAACCATAGTGTTGTCTGCTGGGTTCTGCCAGTAGCCGCCATCATCAACCCACTCTGGAGCTCTTAAAGCGTTCTTACCGACTTTGTGTAGTTTGTATTCTACGATAGGCATTTTATTCCCCTTGTTCTTCTTTAAGTTCTAATTTTAAAGCAACTGGTTTATCGTAAGCCAATAGAGTTGTCGGATCTGGGTTGAAGCCCATTAGTTCCATACGTACTTTATCAACTTGTAGAACCTCAATCAGTTCTTTAGTACAATGATCTACGAATTCATGAAGCATACGTGTGTCCCATGAATCCACTTTGCGCTCTTCTTCAACATACTGACGAATCTTAGCAAGCATCTTGCTAGGGTTTACGCCAATCTGTTCTAGGTACTCTTGCTCGCCTTTGGTAATAGAACCAGTCTGGCGTACATCACGAATACATTGTACCAAGCTTCTTTTCAGATGAGATTTCGATTCTTCAAGTTCAAAATCTGTTTCAGTGAACCCTTCAAATTGTTCTTTCATCTCATCGTACAAGGCATTAAGCGAAAGAATATCTTTCATAGCACCTTCGATATACGTTGAGCCTGAAGCCATCTGTTCACGCTTTTCAGCTAGATCGATCTTAAGATCAACCTCTTCCCAGTAATCAAGTTCACCACTATTTAGTTTTTCTTCAATTTTCTTAATTTCAATTTCGTTACGAACATGCTTCCACTTAGCTTCGTCGAGTGCTTGTTTCTTACGATTGACTTCAGCAGCAATCTGTCGAACGTTTTTGAAATTGCTATGATAATGTAGGTTGATATGTTTCCAATCCCACTGACTGTGACTGCGGTTCCAGATGTTCTGTAGTTCGTTAGTGTTCGTTAGAGCTTGATCAACTAGTTGAGTATTCTCCTGAAGCGAACGACCGCCAAACGAATCAGTCTTAGCGAGTGTTCCGGCACCAAATACTTTAGTAACCGGAACATGGAATTCGTTTTTATCTGTAATCAACGCTAGGCTGTTTACAACGTTTTCATAAGTAGCCAACTCAGTTGAAAGTGCTGTGTTGGCGATTGTTTGAGTTTGAGTTTGTGTAGTCATTATGTGTTATCTCCAAGTCATTATAATGTACTTGCCTTTATTTAGGTTGATTATGTGTCAGACCATCTCTGAGGGTTAGCCGTAGAAGATGATGAAGACGAAGAATTCGTAGCTTCAAATGCATCTAATGTTTGAGGTTTATACGCCAATCGAACCAACTTACCTGTAAGGTTTGTTAGAGTTGGTTGAGCAGCCTGATACCCAGTTCCTTTAGCAGCCATATTATGCTCCTACGATCTCTTTAAATGCGTAAACCGCAACATCTCTAGCATCGTCTACATCAGGTTGGTTGATGTTAACAGTACCATTTCCGGACCTGTGAATTTTAAACAATCTGTACGTTTCCCCGCCGACTGTTATAGTATCTCCAGTATTACCAGCATTATCTGAAACTCGATACATTCCAGTCATAGTTCCGTGTCTTGGATCAGCCTTAGTAGAGTTCCAAGCGCCACCAGATCCATTATACATTACTGGAATCAATGGGAACGATTTAACGCCTCCCGTACCATTTATTTCCCTAATAACAGAACAAGGGATCGGGTATATCGATGGGTATGGAGACAAGGTGTAAGAACTCGAAACCATAGGGTTCCAATGATACATAGTGGCCGCTGTATCAGTCGTAGTAGATGAAGCTGAATATGTTCCATCTCCTTTCGAAAATTGAGGTCTATACACAACAAATCCAGCTGTCGTAGCTACTTGTGTTGGAACCATATTGTTAGCATATGACATTATTCCAACCTGAGGAACAACATATGAATTCGATGAAAAGTTATAGTCATCGACCCCCTCAATATAATCTAGGTCATTTAGAACAAATGTGTAGTATTTCCCGTCTGTAGCAATCATCTGAATTACTAAACTATATTTGGTCGCTACTATATGAACTTCTTTACAAGATTGCAAAGCGTATGTCGAACTGCTGCTGGTCCCCGTACCGAAGGGTGAGTAGCCCAATGCATAATGAACTGATCCGTTTGGCCAAGAGTTTGCGCCATTTGAATTTCCCATAGTAACGTTAAACCCGTAATTATACCTGAATGATATATTATATCTTGTCTTCATACTAGGGTTTGCGTGGTGCGTTTTTGTAGCTGCCAAATATTGGCTAGAGGAATTACTGCTTGTAACAGACCCACTTCCATCTGAATAATAAGAAGAGTCTGTAGCGTCAGGTATAATTACGGATGCTCCCCGATTGAAAACGCTACTACGTAGACTAGTTGTTAGTGTATATGATCCACGTATAACATCAATAATATCATTTAAAAAATATTTAACCTGATATGATGTTTGATAAGAATTCAAATCAGACCTTAAAACTAATTTTGCGTACATTGTCTATCCCCCCTTATGACATCTCTGGATTATATTCTGTCCAAACGCTATCAGCGTCTACTAGGGTATGATCCCCAATAATTACAACCTCTTTTTGAGCATCGACAATAGTTCCTTTAATTTCTATGCCTTCGAAAGTGAAACCTTCACCCAATAGATAGTCTGGACCCATTTGATCAAATGTAGCAGTTTTTGATCTGTATACAGTAATAGAGGATTCAATCGTATCATCTAAATTGTATCTTTCAGTAATTTCGGCTAGTACATTAGTGTTTGTTAGCGCCATGGCTTCCTCTCTTAAGAATATTCGAACGTTACTTTAAGCGTGTCACCAGCGGTAGACGATCCAACTTGAGTAACATTAATTGTTAGATAGTCATCGGCGACCATCGAAAATCCAGTTGTATTTGTAGCTTTCACTCCGCCAGCTGATATACTCATCGTTGCTACAGACGTTCCATTCTTAAGAACTGTTAAGTTCACGGAACTTCCCGCAGAAGCTGTATCTACTCTTGCTGTTATATTACTTATAGTAATTGATTTTGGAGCATACCATCTAGCAGTTCCTGTAAGCGTTTCGAGTGTTCCTTCCTGAGTTAGCGTTACATAGCTCGAGCTTCCTGAACCAGAACTAGCAGACGCAGCGATATACGCATTCGTATTTGCTAACGCAGCTTGGAAAGTAGTTATATCTAATTTTGTAGCTATAGTGTTTGCTACAGTTGTCGAGAAGTTAGCATCATCGCCTAAGGCAGCTGCGAGTTCATTCAGCGTGTCTAGTGTAGAAGGAGCTGTGTCAACTAGGTTAGCAATGGCTGTTGAAATCGCAGAAGCAACGTTAGCAACCTGCATACGGTCGTCGATCGCTAGGTTGGTATTAGATAGGTCAACTGAACCGCCACCGCCACCGTTAGCGTCTACATAAGCTTTAGTTGCCGCATCAGTATCTGCTGTTGGAGTTCCTAGCCCAATAATCTTATTTCCGTTCATTTCGATAGAATCGCCGAACTGAACTTTTGTTCCAGCGCTGTCAGTAATACGTTTACCAGAAAGAAGCTGAAGCGTTCCTCTAGCTTCAATATTACCACTAGTCGTTTGTAAAGTAACGTCACCCGCCCCAGTAGCAATAATATTGATGCCAGAGTTAGAGTTTATATTAGTTTCGCCTGTACCTGTTGTAGTTAGTGCTAGGCTTTGATTCGTATCGGTCGCTAGGGTAATTGTATCAGACTCATCCGATAGTACTTTCTTTCCGTTTACGTATAGAGATCCTGGACCAAGATACATATCTCTCCATACCATACCCACACTACCAAGGCTATGCGTATTGTTCGCTGAAGGTAGTATATCTTCAGATATAGAGTCTAATGTAGTTGACGTAACGTTTGATGAAGCGACAGCAGCTTTCTCTGAGTCGATCGTAATCTCTTGAGCTGAAGCTGAGTTGTATGTAAAGATTGACGCCTTACCAAAAAGGTCGCCCAATAGCCTCGCTTTACTTTTTCTGTATGACATTTGTTTGACCTTTTATTAGTATTGATTTCCTACCATTCCGTAACCTGCAGTCGTTAGATTACCGACATCAGTAGCGTCGGCATCTGAGGCAAACGAAAATTTATCAATTTCATTGTGGTATGTTGGGAGGTATCCGCCACATATATACCCATAATCGGTCGACGATGCACCAGCCAAGCTATAACCCCTAGAAACCGTGAGGTTTCCTACAAACGACCCGTTATTATCAGAAGCAAATGGGAACTTATGTATTGTTGTAGATTTCGGTGTTGTACCCGCTACATACCCGTGTGTCGCAGATGAATTTGGTCCGCCTTCGTATGCAGAAGTGTATAGATTTCCTACAAGCGAAGCAGTTCCTTCGCTAACGAATGGAAATTTATCTATCGTGCTCCCGCCACCAGAAGTATATCCATAAAAGTTGCTTGATTGTCCACAAACTTGCCCTCTTGCTGAAGTAAGAGTTGCGATTCCAGCTGTCTTCGCATATGTTGAAAAAGAAAATTTTGAAACATTAGACGTATTGGGTTCTCCCCCAGACATGTATCCGTAACCTTGCCCTATGGAAGATTGTCCAGCCGCTCTATATATACCAAAAGATCCTACGTTTGTAGCATTCCCGTCAGAAGCAAACGACCATTTATCCACAATAGGGTATTTCCCTACGTGGAACCCTTCAGTTTCAGATGATGCTCCAGTTCCCCTACGTGGCGTAATATTGTTCGTTAGGTTCCCGATATTTACAGCATTAGCGTCTGACGCAAAAGGAAACTTATTTATATTAGTGATAGTGCCATAGCCCTGCCCGCCAGAAGCGTATCCATAGTTCTCGCCAGGAAATAGTGGAACTGGCTGAGTTGGAGCAACTGTATTAGCTGTGCCTATAGTTGCTGTCCAGACGTTATTTCCGGTCTTATTATCCCTACAAACATAGATAGCGCCAGTTGTGTAGTCTACCCACAAACCGCCATTCGATGTAGGGTTCGCCGAAACGCTCGGAGTCGTATTAGAATAGAAGTTAGTAACTCCATCCCATACCAACCCGCCACTTATTCCAGCTATCTGTAAGTTGGTATTTGAGACAAACGATTGAAACACGCTATTACTAACAGAATCGATAGACGTTGCTACTCCAGCAATCGATGAGTCGAACGATACTCCTGTTGCTGAAGTATTACTGAATGAGAAGAGTTCAGCCTTACCAAAAAGGTCACTCATCAATCTATTTTTACTTTTTCTGTATGACATTTGTTTAACCTTTTATTAGTATTGTTGCCCTGCTGCAGCATATCTACCAACCGTTAGATCACCAACATCAGAAGCATTAGCATCAGACGAGAATGGGAACTTGTCGATGATGTTTGCCGTCGCACCATCACTGCCAGAAGAGTAACCATAGTCGGTAGACGATTGTCCTGCCGCAGAAGATCTAGCAACCGTTAGATCGCCTACATCAGTTGCGTTAGCGTCGGTAGCAAATGGGAACTTATCGATTACGTTAGACAAAGCTCCGCCAGGACCAGTACCACCAGAAGCGTATCCATAAGTTTCAGATGATTGTCCTGCTGAATAACGTCTAGCAACCGTTAGATCACCTACATCAGTAGCATTAGCGTCTGTTGCGAACGGGAACTTGTCGATGACGTTTGAGTTATGTCCGCCAGAAGAGTATCCATAATCTGGAGATGATTGTCCTGCTGGACCAAATCTAGCAACCGTTAGATCACCTACATCTGTAGCATTAGCGTCAGTTGAGAATGGAAACTTATCGATGATGTTTGTGGATCCTGGAAGATAACCGCCAGAAGTGTAACCGTATTCTGAAGAGGATTGACCAGCTATGTACTGTCTACTAACAGTTAAGTATCCGATAACAGATCCGGTACCATCATTAGCAAATGGGAACTTGTCGATGACGTTTGTTAATGGGGAAGCATTGCCGCTAGAAGTGTATCCGTAGTCTGCTGATGATTGACCTGCTGCGAAATATCTAGCAACCGTCATATCACCAACATCAGTTGCGTTAGCGTCAGTTGAGAACGGAAACTTGTCGATGCTAGTAAGAAACCCTCCGCTATAACCGCCAGAAACATATCCATAATTGCTTCCTTGGAACGACCAAGGAGGCGTCGGTTCAACCGTAGTTGCTAATGAACTAGTCACTGTCCAGACATTGTTTCCTGACGTATTGTTTGTACAGATATAGATAGCACCAGTTGTATAGTCTACCCACAACGCACCGTTAGCTGTTGGATCGGTATCTACTGCTGGAGTCGTATTAGAATAGAAGTTAGTAACCCCGTCCCACAATAATCCACCACCGCTAGAAGAACCTGAAGAAGCAGCCTGAATAGTAACAATATCAATAGCATCGTTTGCTGCTACCCCATCGCTCATAACAACCGTAGAGCCGCTTGTAGCTGTATAGTCGGTATTACCGATCAGCTTAACACCGTTAAGATATACTTGAACCTTATCCGAGGTATTGTAAGAAAGAGTCTTACCAAAGTTATCAGCGCCACTAAAAGTCGTCTGCCCGTTAGACGAAGTGTACACATACCCTTCTAGAGCTCCTGGAAGATAGATAGAGTTAGCTGAAACTGTTTGAGCGTTCCAAACTCCTTTGCTAGATGAATAACGATATACCGTAACTCCTACTGTATACGTTTGTCCATCTACAGGACTGCTAGGAAATATAACTGCCATAATTTGTTCCTATTACTTGTAAGATACTATTTCTACAATATCATCTTCAGCCGCAGCGCTGCTCAACACAACTGATGTTCCTGTGTTTGCTACGTAGTCGGCTCTTGCTAGTTTAATACCGTTCATGAATACTAGAATATTTCCTGGTGTATATGACAACGTTGAGCTGTAGTTATCTACTCCAGAGTATGTTGTCTGGTTATTTGCCGAGGTGTATTCATATTCAACCATACCAGCTGTTGAATCTGGCGTTGGGTTAGTCTGTACCCAGTTGGATGATACATATATGTAGGTCTTAAGAGTATCGTTGTCGAACCACAAGTTACCTTCTACTGGAGAAACAGGTGTGCTATTCGCTACCGTGATAGAAGCATTGCCCGAAGCCGCTGTAGCAGAAGCGATATAAGCATTCGTATTCGCTAGAGCTGACTGGAAGTCAGTGTTTGATACTTTACCCGCAAGGCTAGTTGTAACCGTAGAAGCGAAGTTAGCATCATCTCCTAGAGCTGCCGCTAGTTCATTTAACGTATCAAGAGTCGCTGGCGCTGTATCAACTAGATTAGCAATAGCAGTAGAGATAGCCGATGTTACATTCGCAACCTGCATACGATCATCAACTAGTAGTCTCAACGCTGTATTAGTTGCTAGTGCTACCGTATCATCAGTCTTAGTTGCGATGTATGCGTTAGTGTTAGCGATAGCTGATTGTAGCGCAGCATTAGAAGCGTAAGATGCTCCAAGCGTATCTGTTCCAATCTTAGTAGAAGCTGGAAGAACTATAGATCCAGTTCCGTCTACGGTAATTGCCGCCTGACCTGCTAGGTATACAGTGTTGCCTGATAGGTATAGATCTCTCCAAGCGTTAGTCGAAGAACCTAGATCGTATGTAACGTTAGCTGAAGGAACGATACTTTGAGCAACTGCTGATAGATCGACTGTGCCGCCACCACTAGAGTTGTTAGCCCAGTATCCAGTGCCGTCACCGTTAGAGATAATGATCTGTCCAGGATTACCATCAGATCCTACGATATCCCCTAGTTCAAGTACTTGTAGTTTACCATCAATTAGAGTGTTGACTTCGGTATTACTTAGACCTGAAGGTGTAGCCGCAACAGTAGCAATCCAAGCATTTGTATTCGCTAGCGCTGATTGGAAGTCGGCGTTAGAAGCTTTTCCTGCTAGGCTAGTTGTAACTGTAGAAGCGAAGTTAGCATCATCTCCTAGAGCTGCCGCTAGTTCGTTCAACGTGTCTAACGTACTAGGTGCTGTATCAACTAGATTAGCAATAGCAGTAGAGATAGCTGAAGTGACGTTAGCAACCTGCATACGGTCGTCTACAAGGATCCTTAGAGCTGTGTTCGTTGCTAGTGCTACCGTATCATCAGTCTTTGTCGCAATGTAAGCGTTAGTATTTGCTAGGTTAGAAGCTACAGTTGTAGAGTCAGCCTTAGTTGCAACATATGCGTTAGTGTTCGCTAGAGCTGAATTGAATGTAGTTGTTTCAACGTAACCGCTCAGATCAACAGCTGGCGTATTGTTAGACCAGTAGCCAGTGCCGTCACCGTTTGATATAATGATCTGTCCAGGATTGCCGTCAGTACCTACGATGTCGCCAAGCTCAAGAACCTGAAGCTTTCCGTCGATCAACGTATTAACTTCTGTGTTACTTAGTCCTGAAGGCGTAGCCGCAACGGTAGCAATCCAAGCATTTGTATTCGCTAGAGCTGACTGGAAAGCCGTGTTAGTTGTAAACGTAGAAGTAAGATAAGCATTAGAAACTTCGCCAGCATTAGCGGCAACATAAGCGATGTATGCGTTTGTATTTGCTAGGTAGCTTTCAACGGTAGAGCTATCTGCCTTAGTAGCAATGTAAGCATTCGTGTTTGCTAGAGCTGCTTTAGACTGAACATCCGCAGTTGTATATGTAGACGAGTCTAGTTTAGTCGCTATGTAAGCATTGGTATTTGCTAGGTTTGACGCAACCGTTGTAGAGTCAGCCTTAGTCGCTATGTAAGCATTGGTATTCGCTAGAGCTGACTGGAAGGCAGCGTTAGAAGCTTTTCCTGCTAGACTAGTTGTTACGGTTGACGCAAAGTTAGCATCATCGCCCAACGCAGCGGCAAGTTCGTTTAGTGTATCTAATGTAGCTGGCGCTGTATCAACCAAATTGCTAATAGCAGTAGAGATAGCCGAAGTTACATTCGCAACCTGCATGCGGTCGTCGATTAATACTCTCAACGCTGTATTTGTAGCAAGTACCGTAGCATCATCAGTCTTAGTGGCGATGTATGCGTTTGTATTAGCTAGAGCTGCCTTAGACTGAACGTCAGCGGTTGTATATGAAGAAGAGTCTAGCTTGGTTCCAATATAGCTGTTAGTATTAGCAAGAGCCGAGTTGAATGTAGTTGTTTCAACATAGCCACTTAGGTCAACAGCTGGGTTGTTGTTAGCCCAGTATCCAGTACCATCACCGTTAGAGAAGATGATTTGACCAGGATTACCGTCAGTGCCTACAACATCACCTAGTTCTAGGACTTGAAGTTTACCGTCAATTAGAGTATTAACTTCACTATTACTCAAGCCGCTAGGTGTAGCAGCAACAGTAGCAATCCAAGCATTCGTGTTAGCCAATGCTGATTGGAAGTCTGTATTTGTAGTGTAAGTAGATGTTACAAAGCTGTTAGATGCTTTTCCTGCTAGGCTAGTCGTTACAGTTGACGCAAAGTTAGCGTCGTCGTTAAGAGCCGCAGCAAGTTCATTTAGTGTATCTAACGTAGCTGGCGCTGAGTCTACAAGACCTGAGATAGCAGTAGAGATAGCAGCTGTAACGTTAGCCACCTGCATACGATCATCTACAGATAGGTTTAGACTAGTAACAGCTGATTGGAAAGCCGTGTTAGTTGTAAACGTAGAAGTCAGATAAGCATTAGATACTTCGCCAGCATTAGCCGCAACATAAGCAATATATGCGTTTGTATTCGCTAGAGCTGCTTGGAAATCTGTATTGGTTGTAAAGGTAGACGTAAGATAAGCGTTAGAAACCTCACCCGCATTTACCGCAACGTCAGCAATATAAGCGTTAGTGTTAGCAATGAATGCCTGAAACTCGCTGTTTGCTACGTAGCTCGAGAGGTTAATAAAGTCTGAAGATAGCTTATCACCAGGATTAAGTTCGCCTAGAGCAGTAACATCTCCATTAGTGTATATCGCCTTAATAGGTATTACAATTGTATTAGCTGGCATGCCTTATCCCTTAGAATGAAATTGCTATGTTATCTTGCGTCCCGTTACTCAAAAAGAACGGGAATGCTCCACCATCACTATGTATATTGTCTTGAGAACCATCGCTCTTAAAGAACGGGAAGCCAGTACTATTAGATGGAGCCGCAGCAGTAGATGAAATCGTTAGTGACTGAGGACTAGCTGAACCGTTAGCAGTGATTGTAATTCCATCACCAGCAATAAAGTTTACAGTATCTAGACCAACAGCAGTAAGTTGTTGTACTCCGTCTACTTCCCAATACTTGAACGTACTGTTCATCGCAACCTTAGCAACACCTGACGATGGGCTTGTTACGTCAAAGCCGCTATCTTCGTCAAACTGTAGGGTTGTTATATTGGTGTAGGTTTCGGTTGGAGCAGAAGAGTTTGCTTGCTGGATTGTTAGACTTCCAGCAGCGACAGCTTGCCAAGTAACGTTACCTGAGCCGTCTGTAGTTAGAACCTGACCAGCAGAACCATCAGAAGAAGGAATAGAGAAAGCACCGTTACCAAACGAAGCACCTCCGGTTCCTACATGAAGTGAATGAACATTAGCACCGACTTCAAATACAGACGTTCCGTTACTGGAGAAGAGCCTTCCGTCAGCGAGGTTGAGGGCGAGTTCGCCAGTTTCTATATTTGATGTTGTGGGGCGTTTTCCTGAGACGGATGAACGCTTGATCTTAACGACCGATGCCATATGTATGGTTCTCTTTGTTCAGGATCTATATAGATCGTTATTATATTAGAAGCCTCTATGTAGAGATGCGCTTCTTTTTCAAATCTATTTATATTAATTCTATCTTCCAAATATAAAAAAAGGAGGCATAAGCCTCCTCTTTTATCGTCTTACTTTATTAGTAAGTACCACCATCGATTACAGCATCTAGCTGACCAAGGGTGTAGCCAGTAGCCGTAGTGTCTACTGTAGTAGTTGGCTCTGCTTCAACACCTGTGTAGATCTTGAATACGCCATCAGTAGCATCACGGAAGTAACCAGCATACTTAGCTGTTCCGCCATCAGTGTACTTAGCGTAGATACCAGTATCAACAGCATCGCCAGAGTTGTTCGCAGCGAGCTTGAACATACCGTCATCGGCGTATACCGTAGAAGTTGAGATGTACGTTAGAGCACCTTCAACTGTTAGGTTTCCGTCGATTACTGTATCGCCATTTACACGTAGGTCATTGGTAACTGTTAGGTCGTTGCCGATAGTTACATCATTCGGCAAGCCGATTGTAACAGTAGCAGTCTCAGAACCTGAACCAGTAACTTCGATTTCGTTAGCTGTACCAGAGATAGCAGCAACGTAGTTACCAGAAGTATCAGTACCAAGTACAACATCATTGTTGTAAGTAGTAGCGATAGATACTGTGTTACCTGAGAACGAAGCTGTACCAGTGATATCGCCAGTCAATGTTACTGTAGCAGTAGCACCTAGTTTCTGACCAATATTGGTTTCAGCAGCAGCGATTCGAGCATTAGTATTGGCAAGGTGAGATAGCTCAGTTGCCGCTACAGATGCAATGTACGCATTTGTATTTGCTAGGTTAGCTTGTTCGTTAGCGATAGTCTGGTATGTAGATGCCGCTGTAGAAGTGTTAAGCTTAGTAGCAATGTAGCTGTTAGTGTTAGCAAGACGGGCTAGAGCGTCAACTTCATCAGTCTTAGCGTTAAGAGCGTCTTGTAGACCATCAACGTTAGAGATAACGTGGTTGTGGCTATCGTCAGCAACAGTCGCTGTAATGGTAATGTTAGTAGAACCATCAAAGCCAGCTGAACCAGATAGGTCGCCGCCAAGAGTAATTGTACGTGCTGTAGCAAGTTTAGTTGCTGTCGCAGCGTTACCGCTAGTGTTTGCTGTGATAGTCTGAGCAAGATTGAAGGTTGTACCGTCAATCTCAAGGTCACGACCAGCAAGGTATGTACCAGCACCAGAGAACTGAATCCAGTTGATGTCATCAGTACCAACAGTGAACGTACCAAGGTTATCTACGTTAGCAACCCAGCCTGTTCCAGCGTAAGTTGTACCTTCCTGAACGAATACGTAACCTGAAGGGATCTCTGAAGCTTCGTCACATAATCCACAACGTGTTAGGATCCAAGCTGTACCAGCATCACCTACCTGAGAAACGTAGTAACGACCGTTTTCTTCAGGGTTGGTCTGGTTCTTAACAAGGACGCCATCGAACTGAGACCAGCTAGAGATACCGTCAATTGTAAGAGTAGCTGAAGCGCCAAGATCTAACGTAGCGCCAACGCCTGCTGTACCGTTGTCGTAAGTACCAGAAAGGTCAGCTGTAGTAGCCGCTACAACCGCAGGTTTAGCAGAGATACCTTGAGCAAGTTCGTCTACGTAACGTTTAGTCGCAGCGTGTAGAGCCTGTGACGGATCGTCGTGTAGAGTAAGAGCACCAGTCATTGTATCGCCAGAAACGTTTACAAAAGCGTTCTGTGCGTCAGTCGTGCTGATCTTAGTTGCGATGTAGCTGTTAGTGTTCGCTAGGTTTGAATCTACTTTAGCATCAACTGTAGCAATGTAAGCATTAGTGTTAGCTAGTGCCGCACGCTCATTAGCGATTGTCTGATAAGTAGAAGCAGCAGTAGATGAGTTTAGTTTCGTTGCGATGTAGCTGTTAGTATTCGCAAGTCTAGCTAGGGAATCAGCTTCAGTTGCCTTAGCATCAAGAGCTGCTTGTAGACCGTCAACGTTAGCAATAATGTGAGCGTGAGAGTCGTCAGCTACAGTAGCAGTAATTGTTACGTTAGCAGAACCGTCAAAGTCAGCCCAACCACTAACATCACCGCCAAGTGAAATTCGACGTGGTGTAGATAGAGCATCAGCAGCAGTAGCCGTTGATTCACCAGTCGCAGCGATCGAGATTGAACCGTTACCTTCTCTTGTTACTGCGATACCAGTACCAGAGCGAAGTAGGATGTTGTTAGTTGATAGGACAGATTCGCCAAGGAGCTTAATATAAGCACCTGTATCGCTGTCCTGTGTAGTAAGACGGAAGTCTTCACCGCCAACAGCTGTAACGCCAGTGCTGTTACCTACATAGAGTTTGCGGTCGAATAAGTTGACCGCCAGTTCGCCGACTTGAAGACCACTAGGGACGGATCCTTGCGTCGAACTGCGTTTTATTTTAATTATAGATGCCATTTAACTAGCTCCTTTCCTAATGGATTAAGAATTCGTCGAACCCGATTTCTTGGATCTTCTTCTTCTTCGTTTTTTTGTTGTTGTAGTTATTTCTTCAACAGGAGGTTCAGGTTCAGCTATAAACCTTGCGCCAGTAGAACCCTTTGGTATACCACCGCCACGTTCAGTAGGTTCTTCAACCTTCTTAACTGCTACTGTACCGAAGTTCACCTTATTTGATGTAACCTCAGCTTTTGCTTCTCCCTTCGGTATACCAGAGGACTTTCTTTCTGGGACGGGATCTGGCTTTTTAACACGCTCAGTTCCGCCACTCAACTTAGAAACACCGCTATCTCTAACTGGCTTTTCCTTGTTTTCTTTATTTATAATAACCGATTCCTGAACATACCGCTTATAATACTCTATATCATCAAGAAGCTTCTGTTCTCTCTTTTTAAACTCGGCAATCATATTCCGTTTCTGTTGCTCATACTTCATCATCTGAAGCACAACACTTCTAGGAACAGGAACTCTTTCTCTTTCTGCTAATTCATCTTCTAGGTATTTGACCTTGCTCTTTAGAGCTACGACCGTTTTACTCAAGTCACTAATTTGTTGACCGTAAATACCTACAATTTCTTCGGTATTTTTTCTCATAGTTAGAAGTCACCACCATTTAGATCGTCAAAGCTCGGCATACCGTTACTTGAAATTTGTAGAACTCTGCCTAAAGAACCTGTAGCGAAATCTATTACGCCATTTGTTGAGCTGAACAGTACAGAATTATCTGGAGCATTCTCTATTCTAAGTGTTCCGCTGATAGTAAGGTTAGCATAAGCTTGAGAGCCGATACTCATTCTAGCAATTTCGGCTTCTAGGTTAGCAACCTTGTCTACAAGAAGTCTACCGCCAATATACTCTACAGTTGTAGTAGAGTTAGCAGTATCAGTTTGACCGATAAAGAGTTTATTTGAAGAGTAAGAATAAGCGAGCTCGCCATTCGCTAAGGATTGCGGTGCGTTATTACTCTGTGAGGTCTTTATTGAAAATACTATATCCGCCACTAGAAGCCTCCGCCATTAAATGTGTAGGTGTCTGTTGTAGCGTCGTAGTTTAATACACGTCTAAGAACGTAAGTATCCGTTGATGCCTGATAAACTAATAGTGAACCATTTAGTTTAGCGTCATCTTCTTCAACAACGTCATTTAGTTGATCCAGTCTAGACTGAGAGATAGTTGTATTCTTCAGCGTAATAGACTGATTCTTAGGAGTCATCGTTACTTTGAATCCGTTAGCCATGATAGCTCCTTATCTTGTTACTTGTGGAGTTACAGTAGCAATACCCTCAACCAATCGAGTAACGATTCCGCTCGCCGAAATAACTTCAGCGTCATAAACGAAGCGACCAGCTTCCATAGCTCCCGTTTGAGAGTTGGTTAAAGACAGCGTAACCTGCCCATCTGATCTTGGAGATTCAAAACTAATAGTAAAGTCAATAGCAGTTTCTGAGGTGTAATGTTTTCTTATTTGCCCTCTAGCAGTGTATCCAGTTAGATCTATAGCAGCACCCGAATCGTCTGCTACCGTAACTGTAGTTGAGAAGTCAGCACCCTGATCGATAACAATATTAGCCTTTGCGCCCATTAGTGTTTCCTCAGTTACTTATTCTTCTTCAGTTCTTCTACTTCAGCAGACAACTCTTTGATAGCTTCGATTAGTACCGCAACGATGTTACCGTAAGCAACAGACTTAGTGCCCATTTCATCGTCAGCCGTAGATACAACTTGAGGTAGAACGACTTCAATCTCTTGAGCAATTACGCCAATCTCAGGTTTTCCGTCTTTGATATATGCCGTGCCTCTTAGAGCCTTAACGATATCAACCGCATTTGAAATTGTCGTAATGTCAGACTTCAACCGTTTATCTGAGTTTGACGTAATGTTGCCGGATACTGTAATCTGAGTCGCTGTTGTCGCAATGTCTTTGCGCATCATCAGTGTCCAGTTTGTATCCATTTCGTCGTGCGTCAACTCATCGTTTTTAGTATACTCGCCAGTTGAGGCTGTCTTTGATCTTAATGTAACCGTGCCCATTTGTCCGATCCTGCTAGGAATTTGTTAAACTATTTATATGTATTTATCCTTGAACTTTTCACGCTCTTCCATAATGTATTCTAGGTATTCATCCATTCGACGTTTCCAGTTAGGATCAACCTCTGGGTTGAACACGCCACACTTAGGACTATTAAGAGTTCTGTTAAGCCATTCTTTAGGATTCTCTTGCTCAAATAGATGCTGATTGATATGGTAGAACGACCCCATATGAACCTTTTGGTATACGTCTACAGGCTCTAGCTCCTTACCTAAAGAGATAGCATACACTGCGGACTCAGTCATATGTGATGCCCATACCGTATCCGCATGAAGCAAATAATCATACATATCCGCATCACGTTCAAGAACGTTATCATTACCAAATAAATCTTTAAGCTCACCAACAAGCTGATAGGTTGTAAGTGGATGAGGTTTAAAGTAGACGTCATCGTCAAACTTATCTCGAATCCATTTCAACTTATTCAAACATATACGATCTTTGAGTTTATTAGAACCTACAAGAACTACAATGTTCTCACGATACTCTGGATCTTTATCAGCTTTAATATGAGTGTATTTGTTTGACTTTCTATTCTCGATTCTATCTCTAAAATATCCAGCCCAGTCTAGTTCAATATCAGCGTTGTCGTTATACGCATCAGTTATCTGCTTTTCACGAAGCTTCTGCTGCATAGGGTGAACGATAAAGCTGTGTGCCCACTCAGTGTAATTAAATGTTTTGAAGTAAGGAAGCTCATTCGCCATTACATCATAAGATGTTTCTACACCTTTCTTTCGTAGAGCCTTTACCGAACTTAGCCAATACTTTTCTACTTCTTTTAGATGTCCAAGACTATCATTCTTTTGAATATCGCCAATACGTTCTTTCATTGACTTCTTGTTAAACATATCCATTCTATGTCCTCACGTCATTAATTCTTTTATACACTTCACGCCAATCATCAGCATATTCGCAGTCTTTAGTTTCTTTGAAGTATGGTCCGCCTTCTGTATAATGTATCAGTTTAGGCGGTTTATCGGTTTGATTCTTATTCGCTACAAGGTAATTCCATTCAAGAGGAAGTTCACCTATGAGTTCTTCAGAGTCAAGCCATCTAAATTGATGTAGGTCTAAACCTTTTGCTGTATTTATATACTCTGGAGTAAGCATATCGCAGTAAGCATTATTGAATAGCATTACGCTAGACCAGTTCTTTAGACGATACTCATATTGTTCAGCGCCAAAGAACTTAGTGTCTCGCTCTACTATTTGATTATGCTTCACGCACATTACTGAATATTTGTCATCAACATAATCAAAAAGCTTCTTAATATCATCTTTAACGATCATATCATTATCTAGGTATAATGTCCAACCTTTATATTCAGAAAGGAATGGCGCCAAGAATCTAGAGTTACTGAAGTCTGTACTATCATGTACACTACGTTCCCGTGTATACATATTCAACGTATTTCTATGTAAGAATATAAAATTAATAGGAACACTTGAGTGTTCCATAATACTGTCTGCTAGAGTATAAGCAGGGATTCTATTCGCTCGGTCGTAACCGATTACAACATTATACATTAATTTGCTTCCAGTCGAGCGCCACTATTAAGATGATAGAACGATTCACGCTTACCAAAAGTGATCATTAGGTAGTATTGACAGTCGCCCTTAGCATGCTTCAGTATACGTTCACTCCACCATGATTTAGGTTTACGTGTTATATGAGCATTCTCACCGTTAGGCAAGATTGTTTGAGACTCATTACCGCTCACAATATAAAACGCAACCTTATCGGCTCTACTATTAATCTGTTGTATAGTATGCTCAACGTTTACTTCAGGAATATGTTCCATAACGTCAGCGCAAACAACAGCATCATAGGTTCTATCTTTTAACTCAGCATATTCTTCGATAGCAGGTTCGTAAAGATCAACGTCAGTAATACCAAATCGTTTCTGATACATATTAAGGTTATTATGATGCGCAGCTTTACCCGCACCAAAGTCTAGTATACTATAAACTTCCCATTTATCAAAGGTATATCTTAACTCTTTCCATCTATCATAGACAGTTTTCCCATCGCCATAACCATATATCTTATTCTTAGGATTATACTGAGGCTCGGTATGAACTTGTTTGTATAGATCGATGTAATATTGTTCGAGTTCTTTATCGTACATTAGAAGTTGCCATAATATGTATTATTGATTAACGTAGGTTTAAGATCGCTGATGATATTCCATTCAAGCAATCCATCTTCCGCATATTGTCTAATGATTGACTTCTCTAAATCATGATCGTGAATGATATCAGTAGAGCCGATGATAGGTAGATGCCAGCTAGTTGAGTCTTGAGCCGAGTTGTTTCTACGTTTAGAGGTACTCTTTTTAAACAGATCAAATCCAAGCAACGTTAAGCTCTTATAGTTCTTAACCTTCTCGCACATAAACATAGTAGTAATCGTACCGATAGATAGACGTGATGTAGATGCGTCATCAGTTAAGCCATATCGTGAATATATCTCTCTAATTTCATCGTCTTGAAACATATCATATCCAATCTTGTCGATGTATGGTTCCATTACAAGTCGCTTTTTAAAGTCCATCCTAGCTCTATTGAATAGTATATTTGTATTATTCTTTTCAATTAGATCTTTGTACTTTTGATTCTGAATCATTGCCGCACGGAAAGAACCTGTAGCCCATACATCAATCTTCTTGCCGATCGCCTTCTGTTCTTTTTCTCCAGCGGAGATAGCTTTACCGAAGCGAACGACAACATCAAACGAATCAATATAATCCGCATAATTAAAGTTCATTAGCTCTACCGAGTTACCGACTAATATTACTCTTTTATCTTTAAATAGTTCGTCGATAGCATTCTGATTCAATTCTTTCATATATTAAGAGGGTTCATCGCTGGATTAGTTGGTATATTGAATTTAACGTAGACTGGTAACTCTTTTGTATTGTATTCTTTTATTAAACGTTTCCATTCTCTAGGGTGTTTAATAGTACAGTGAGCATTTTGTCCGTTTGATAGAACCTTCTTAGCGAGCCCGCAATGAATAGTAAGGTAAACAAATTTGTCTGCCTTAGTAAAGATATTGGTTAGAGCTTCGTCTAGGAATTCTTCAGGGATATGTTCTAGAACGTCAGTACATATAACACCATCTACATTATGATCAATCAAAACATTGTGTCTTGGATTACCTATATCATATAGGAAAACGTTGCGCAAGTCAATACGCATTTTCTTATGAAGACCGTCTCTTTTATACTGAAGTCCGTGACCGCAACCATAATCTAAGATAGACTTTGACTTGGTTCCGCAAGCCATACCAGCGATGATTAGAGCATCGCTGTCGTTTATGGTCGTCTTATTCTTTTTTCGTTTTCCATAATAATCTTCATATAACGAAACCATTTCTTCACGATTCATATTTTACGTTCCAGTCAATGTATTATAAGTCCAAGTCTCAAACCAGTTAGTGATACGGTTAGTTTCCCAAGTTGTTGTAGTTATATAGTTGGTTGTGTAAGCCGTGTTCGTAGTGTAGTTCGTTAGGAACTCAGTTATAGTAGACAGATGCGTTAGCCATACAGTTTCGAACTCAGTACTTGTAGACCTAGTTGTATTCCACTCGGTTGTAGTGGTGTAGTAAGTCAACCACTCAGTTACTGTAGCTGTAGAAGTTGTCCATTCTGTAGTTGTAATACGATAGGTTTCTTCACTTGTCTGCCAAGTTGTTGTCTTAACCATAGTAGTCAAGAACTCAGTAGAAGTTGTCCAATGCGTTAAGAAGTTTGTCTGTACAACATCAGTCGTTAGGTAGTCTGTAGTGAACTCAGTTATCGTGATATGCTCAGTTGTCCACTCTGTAGTTGTAGTGAAGTCTGTCAGACGCTGATAGCCAGTAATCCAAGAAGTTGTAGCAACTGTACTCCAGATAGTAGAAGTATCCCACTCAGTAGTCCAAACGGTGCTTGTGCCTCTAGAGGTTTCCCAAAGAGTAGATGTTTCTCTAGTGGTAATGTAATTTGTATCTAGAGCCGTTTCGGTAATCGCTGCCGTTACAGTATTTCTAAACTCTGCGTAAGCAGTCCACTTATACGTGTTATAGATGAACGTGTTGGTGTTGTGGTTTACTTCCCACGTGATCCTGTACGTTGGAACTATCGTGTTTCCATAAGTGAAGTAATACGTATATGTCTGAGCCGCAGCATCTGCTTCGTACTGAGAAGTCGCCCATACCGTATACGCTGAACCGATAGCATCGTATTCAGTATTGAACTCAGTCGTCGTATTGGTATTGTATATTGTAGTTTTCTGCGTTACTGTAGATCTTATCTCTTGAGTCGATCTAGAAACTTCCCATGAGGTTTCCGTCAACCAAGTTGTAGAAGTAGAAACTTCAACTAGAGTATCACGTGATGTATCGTAAGTCGTATTCCATAGCGTGCTTACAGCATAGACTGTAGGAACACTTGTCTGTCTTAGAACTTGCGTTGTCCACAACGTAGCATAAACCGTATCGGTTTCGTATACAGTGGTTCTACTTGTTCCAAGCCAAGTACTTACAAGATATTCAGGTTCAACATAACCATCTTCAACGTAGAACTGAACAGCAGTTAGCCAGTCAGTCGTTACATCCCAAGATGTATGCTTGACTGTAATACTGGCTGTTTGAGTTGTCCAGATCGTATCTGTAGTATATTCTGTAGACCAATCGGTTGTAACATGCGTCGACATCAACGTCTGCCAAGCAGTTGAAACGTTAGTCGCAAACGTTGTAGTTCTGCTTGTTTCTGTTGTAGTCGAAGTCATCCATGATGTAGTTGTTTCATACAACGTTTCGGTTGTTACGTCAGTAAGAATATCAGTTTCCCAAGTAGACGTATACTGAGTGCTGATTACAACGTGAGTATCCCAAAGAGTAAATCTCTGAGTTTCCCATTCCGTATAATGACCATTCGTTAAGAAGTAAGTCTGAAAGTAGGTTGTCCACTCAGTTGTAGTAGTCTGATCCGTTTCCCAAAGAGTCTCTGTATCCCTAGACGTAACACGGGTGGTGTTTGTTAGGTAATTTGTTTGCCACTCGGTCTCTTTAGAAGTTTCAACATCCCAATAAGTCATCCAATCCGTAACCGTAGAACGGGTTGTATTGTATTGAGTCGTTGTAGAATAGTTTGTAGTCCACTCAGTTGTAAACTCAGTGATTGTATTGAATACGGTTGTCCACTCAGTAACAGTATCCTGAGTTGTATTCCATTCGGTAACAGTAGAGGTGCTTGTGTTCCAGTAGCTTAGGAAATACGTGTACGTAGAACGGTATGTTGGCCATTCTGTAATCGTACTGTAGTTGGTTGTGAACTCTGTAACAGTTGAGCGAGTTGTATTCCACTCAGTCGTAGTCTCACGCTGAGTCAATGCTGAGGTTGTAAACTCGGTAATGGTTGTGTAGCTAGTCAGCCACTCTGTTTGAGTAGCATGACTAGTTTCCCATTCTGTTTGAGTGTTATCCGAGGTTTCAAACTCGGTAGACCACTCAGGTATGTCCCAAAGAGCCGGAGGTATTGTCACTGAAAGTCACCAAGATAGTTAACAATAATTGCGTCTGTATCAACTATGTAGTACGATAAGAGAGCCATCGTACTAGCACCTGTTGACTGGGTAATTGTAGCGCCACGTGGAGTTTTAAACTCACTTGGCCAAGTTACTTCCCAACCGCCTGTACTATCTTGGATTAATACAATACTTCCGTAACCGCCAATCTTATCTGCTATGTTATCAAGAACAAGCTCTGTATTGTCGGTTAGAGTTACGTGGAAACTGTCTGACGTTAGAAGGTCAAGAGTAGTCTGACTGTACTGCGCTGTAATATTTTCAGGAGCAGTTAGAATGCCTGACTGAGACTTAATTAGACCAGTAACGTTCAGTTCGTTAGCAATTACAGCGTTGTTAGCGTATACAGTTTCCCAGTTATCAGAAGATGAACCAAGGTTTGGTCCAAGTTCGCCCGTAGTCTTTTTAGGGATTAGGTTAGTTGATACCTTAGCATTCACCGCTAGGTCTTTAGAGTTATCTGAACCTAGAGTAGCATTGCCGTTTAGAGAAGCTGTACCAGCAACTCCTAAGGTAGAGTTAAATGTAACTGCCGAGTTGGCTCTTAGAGTAGTTGTTGTTGTAGCATTAAGAGCTGACGTTCCGCTTACACCAAGCGTTACAACTTCAGCATCGTTTAGAGTGGCTGTGCTATTAGCAGTTAGTGTAGTAACGGTCAAGCCATTAAGAGCTGAGTCTCCATCTACAGTCAGGTCGCTATTAGCGTGTAGAGTTGTAGACGTTACATCGTTAAGCGATGCTGTTCCGTTAGCTGATAGGGTTGTAGTCGTAACCGCATGAAGTTCAGCTGTAGAAGAAGCTGTTAACGTTGTTGTTTCAGCACCGTTGATACTGATTGAACCGTTCGCTTGAATGTTAGTAGCATGAATGTTGTTGAAGTAAGAAGAACCTACAACAGTCATCGTACCGTTTGCTTGGATTGTAGTCGCTGTCAACCCGTGTAGAGCTGAAGAACCATCAACATCAAACGCTCCGTTAGCATGAACATCAGCTAGAGTAGAACGACCAGATACGTCTAGATCATCAAGGATTGTAACCTTATCGTTAAGCTCTGAAGTTCCTGTAATAGTAAGCTGAGAGAACTTACCAGGACCTGAAGAAACGATTGGCGCTGCTACTTCGATCTTATCGTAGAATACGGTGTTAGCATATACATGAAGTGTAGCAATATCGCCAGCCTGCCATAGAGCTCGCTTCTCAGCCTCAGTGTAATCAACGCCAGTATTAGGGTTTGTTCCAGTGTAGTCGTTACCGATAGTATGATCAGCACCGCCAATTACATCTAGGTTTCCGCCAACTGAAGTGTCGCCTGTTACTGTAAGATCGCCTGTTACTTTAGTATCTTCAATATCCCAGTTATCAGTCGTTTCGTTCCAAACAACGTGTTTGTCGCCATCAGATCCACGGTTTACCGTGAAGCCAGCGTTCTGAGTTGCTGGGCTAGATGCGCCCAAGTTACTATTAAGAACGATGATGTTATCAGCAAGCTTAATCGTTTCAGTGTTGATTGTAGTTACCGAACCTGTAACATACAAGTTACCAGATACTACAACGTTTTCAGAAACTGTAAGCTGACCAGTGATATCGGTATCGCTCAGAGAAGATAGGTTGTTAACAGTCAAGTAGCTTAGAGTTGTATTACCCTGACCAACAATCTCATCTTGGAATACAGCGTTTGAAGAAGCTGTAATAGATGTAAGTGTTGTGGCACCAATCACGTCTACCGTATTAGCAAACGTTGATGCTAAGTTAGCCGCAAGAGTTGTAACTGTAGTTCCGTTGAGCGTAGTCGTACCGTCTACATTTAAGCTAGTGTTAGCATGTAGGGTGGTCGTTGTAACGCCATTCAAACTAGAAGTGCCGTCAACTGCTAGAGTTGAATCGGCTGTAATTGCTCCGTTAGCGTGAAGACTAGTAGCCGTTACACCGTTGAGTGAAGACGTACCGTCAACCGCTAGAGTTGAGTCAGCTGTGATTGCTCCGTTAGCGTGTAGCGTTGTAGTTGATGTTCCGTGAAGAGCTGAAGTTCCGTCAACTACAAGGTCTTCAGCATTAACTGTAGCCGCTGTAATGTCAACTGTAGTTGAAGATCCATCAGTAATAACTAGACCGCCAGATACGTCAGCAAACTTAACTGAGCCAAGGTATAGACTAGAACCTGATAGGTATAGGTCTTTCCAAGCTTTAGTCGATGAACCTAGATCGTATGTAACGTTAGATGTAGGAATTAGATCGCTATCGATTGTCGCTGTAATTGTTACAGTATCTGTATCAGCGTCGCCGATATTAGAATCGCCGTTTACGTTCAACGTTCCGTAAGTATTAACTGTTCCGTTGAAGTCGGATGTTCCGTCAGTCGATTGGTTAGCGAAGTTACCCTTAACAGTAATTTTATCCGTAGAGTTGTCGCCAAGGATCACATTACCGTCGAACTGAGCCTGATCATCAACTTCTAGAGTAGATCTGAAAGTAACAGCGCCATTCGCTAGTAGGGTTGTTCCTGTTATTCCATGAAGACTAGAAGTACCGTCTACCTGTAGAGCCGCACCCAGCGTAACGTTTCCATTAGCATGAAGAGTCGTCACTGTAGCTCCGTTAAGAGCCGAGGTTCCGTTTGCTGTCAAGGTCGTTGCCGTTACCTCATTCAGCGCAGACGCACCGTCTACAGCAATAGACGCAGCATTAACAGCATTTAGAGTACTGGTTCCATTGGCTTGAAGCGTGGTAACAGTAACATCGTTCAATGAAGCGGTGTTGTTAGCAGAAAGCGTAGTAACCGTCAACCCGTTAAGAGCCGTAGAGCCTACGACATCAAGAGCGCCATTAGCATGTAGGTCAGTCAACGTGGTCTTTTCAGATACGTTTAGCTTTCTAGTAAGGAACGTTCTACCGCCAACAGTCAACGTGCTATTAAGGTTTGTTACACCGTTAGCTGTCAACGTTGTTGTAGTTACTTCATTTAGAGTAGAACCGCCATCAACGTTTAGATCGTTACGAATATCAACAGCTGAGTTAGCTCTAATAGAGGTAGCTGTAAGAGTATTGATTCGAGTATCGCCATCAACGACAAGCGTTGTTGCTACGTTAGCATTCTTGGTGTATAAGAAGTTCCACTGCTTGTATGCTTTACCTAGATCGTTCTGTCCGTTAGCTGAAGGAACGATAGCCGTTTCAATTTCACCTGTTACACGAACCGTATCTGTGTTAGCGTTACCAAGGCGAACGTTACCCTGTAGATCAGTTAGACCCGCAACTTCAAGAGCACTTCCTAGAGTAACATTGCCGTTAGCATGTAGAGTTGTTACCGTTGTATCGTTAAGCGAAGCAGTGCTATTAGCTGTAAGGAACGTCACCGAAGTGTTGTTCATTCGAGAGTTTTCACGAACCGTTAGGTTATCGAAGTCTGCCTCAACAATCCAAGCACGTTTCCATTTCTTATCTAATTTACCTAGAGTAAATGAGTTGGTTGTGTTTGGAGTGAGGTCAGCTCGAATTTCAGCATTAACGTATAGGATATCTGAGTTAGCATCGCCCAACGTTGTGTTGCCGTTTAGGTATGAGCTCGCTTCTACGTTTAGAACGTCAGCAGCCGCATCGCCTACTTCAACGTCGCCATACAGCTTAACTAGACTATTGAATGTTACTTCGTCGTTGAATACCGCTGTTCCATGGAAAGTAGATGTTCCAACAAAGCGAGAAGTATCATTTACGTCTAGGACTTCAAGGTAAGATGTTCCATCAACGTTTAGGTCATTGACTGTACTAATCTCACCTGTAGATGAAATTGTAGCTACAGCAGCATTTGCTACCGTAGCGATTGTAAATTTAGAGTCACCAGCTGAGTCAGCCATCTTAACGAATAGATCTGAGTCGCCGCCAGTAGCAGGGTCGCCAGCCGCAAAGATGTGAATTTTATCTGCTGGGTTGCTTCCGCCAATACCTGAAGCGAAGATGATATGAGGTGAATCGTTATCTTCACTGAAAGAGCTATTAGCAGATGAAAGAATAATGTGAGCTGAGTTTGTAGATAGATCAGTAATGTCACGCAGCGTTAGGTATCTGAACTGAGGAGTATCGCTACTTGGACCAGCACCGCCTGTAGTATCTTCAATTACTAGGAACTGACCTCTTTGCCCGCCAGATAGACGTAGACGGTCAATACCGCCAAGGTGTAAACGATTAGCACCTGTAATATCAAAGTCAACGTTACCAGAGAAAACCGCATTAGCCGATACGGTTAGGTCAGCACCGCTGAAAGTTGTATTAGAGATAATCGAAAGATCAGTTTGAACTAATGTGTTACCGCCCGCAAGAGCAAACGTCTTTAGAGTGTTAGCAGTGAACGTACCTTCAACGTGCCCCGAACCTCTACTCATGCCGCCACGTGCGGTATCGCCTGTTCCACGAACAGTGACTGCGTTGTTACTAATAACAGTCGCCATATAGTTAGTGTTAAGTCTCCAACTATTGAAGCTGTTATTGAGTGAGGTATTGGCTATTCTTACGCTCATTTGTCATTTTCTCTGTTTACTAGTTGCTGAAGTAAATTCTCTATCGTGTCCATCTTCGCTTTAAGGTTCTCGATGTCTTCATTCATCTTTTCCCTTTTCTCACGTTGCTTACGATATTTAGTTAAAGAATCAACATCAACATTTAGTATTGCGTTGGTTGAGTCGTCCCTAACAAACGACTCATCTTCTTTTATCTTAGTATAGTTCATTATTTCTGAAGTGCTATCGCTCTTAATCCATCTACAAACGGTACAAGTGCAGAGCTTGAAGCAGTCAATACGATCTTAATAGAGAACGTTTTGTAACCGCTGTAAGTAGCTCCGTCAGTTCCTCTGTACCAAACAATGCTATCATCAGTATTTATGCGTGCATGATTGTTTGCTGAAGTCAAGAACCCTTGTCCATTTGTATTAGCTGAGAAGCCGAACTGGAATTCTCTAATATCAGCGCCATCAGTACCGATAGAGTAAGTATTCGAAGCCGTGATCTGCGTCATTGGCGTGAAGTCTTTATCATTAAATGCTTCAGCATCTTCGCCATGTTGAATTCTAGCGAACACTTCAACCTCAGTACCACGTGGTTTGTAAGCATCAATGAATACGCTCAGATCTTCAGCATCCATTCCGTCAGCTAGAGTGACTTTCTTACTGATGTAACGAACACGTGAGTTACCAACGTTCTTCCATTCTTCATCACTATCGTTGTTGATAATGTTACCAAGGACAATCGCATTAGCTCTTGATAGGTCAATCATTGGAGAAACCATATCGTCGCTAGTTGATAGAGTACCTCTCATGCTGAATGAACGACCAGATGGTTCATTAGACTTAGTGAAGATTGACTTCTCATTATCGTAGAAGTTATTCTCTTCGCCTAGACTAGCAGGCATCCAGTTATCAAGTACACGACCTGAAGTTGTTGGTCTAACTTCCCAAGACGTAGAAGTGTTGAATCTCAACAGCTCAGGAACTTTAGGAACAACGGTGTTCATTGGTAGGTTATCGTAAGAACCGATTACCGCTGACGCACCAGACTTCTGACCTCTTACATAGTCGCCTTCAGGGAATGTACCTGAACCGTCTAATAGGTGAAGCTTACCAGCGATGTTGTAGAAGAACGAACATTCACCTGTCGCTGTACCTGCTGTAAACGAACTAGCTGTACCGATATGCGTTCCGTCAGATAGGTAGATACGGTTAGCATTGTTAGATGACGATACAGGGAAGTTACCCATAGCATCAACTTTGACAATAACCGAACCTGAACCGCTAGAAACGATTTCACGAACAACACCGTTAGCGAAGTTTGGATGCGTGTAGTTGAATCCATTAGTGTTGTTAGCAAAGTAACAGTACTCGCTTCGTAGAACCGTACCAACAGGAACACTATCAGAGTTCGCCATTGTTAGAGTAGATTCAGAACGTACCGTTTCGCCAACTTTAAATCCGCCATCAATCTCATCAACGTTGAAGAACTCAGCAGGGTTGTTCTTAAGTACAACTGAGCCAGAATTTACGCCAGTGTCGAATCGAGCACGGTAGATATCAAACATCATATCTTCGTCTTGAATAGCGTTCCAAGTACTATCGTTTGAAGAAGAGAACAAGACGCCAGAAGCAGTCTGTTTACTGATCAACGTATTAGGGCGAACAATATCCATACCGCCAAGCTGAGCAACCCATAGAGTGTACTGGTCGCTGTTACCGCCAGGAACTGCTACGATAGCATATTCTTTCTTATTCTCTAGGAATACAGGGCTATCGAAGAAGAACGGTGTATTGACTGGCTTAGTCATATCCGCATCAATAGAAGCAGGTTTCAGAGTCTTGATACCGTTAGGAACGATTGTCTGAGTTGGGAAACCATTTTCTACTTCACGAATCTGTAGAGTAATTGGAAGCGTGCTATCCTTATTACCGAAGTATAGATCTACACGGGTAACAAAGATACCATCAACGCTACCAGAAACGTTTACAGTGAACGACTGAGCGAGTGGATCCCACCATGAACGGTCACCATCGGCTACAGTATGAAGTGTCTGAGTCTGATTAAATGTTTTCTGACCAAACTGAGGCACTGTCATATTAACCGAAGCACCACGTTGTACTACGTCAAGCGGGAAGCTGCTGTAGTCGCCATGAGCAGAAGTACCGATTAGATCTTTCTGAGTATCAGGGTTGCTGATATCCATAAGAACGAAACGCTTGGTACCAATACGGAACTTCAGATTATCGTCTTCAGGGATACGGAAGATACCGTAACAAGTACCTGTAGCATCAGTGTAAAGCGCATCGCCTTCAGCACCGATCTCGTTGAAGTTCTCATCACAAGGAGTACAGTATTCAAATACTTTCTCGTCGTCGAAGTAAGCCCATACTCTCGTATTAGGACGCATACGCTGACCAGTGAATCGAATTGGGCGAGTACGCATGAAGTCACGTACCGATACGCTCTGTACCATGTTACCGAAAGAAATAGTTTCTTCAACGGCAGACATTGTCAACTGAGTACCAGTCTTAGTTCTTGTTTTACCGTTCTGATTCCAACCGCCCCATTCGATCTTATCTAGGATACCTGCTTCCTGAGCAATACGTTCCATAGATTCGTAGAAGCCGTTGAAGTCAAGCTGAATTTCAGGTTCAGTCTGAATACTTGTTCCGTTGTCCGCTGGTGGATCTAGATCAACGTGCCCACGCCAGTTGAACATAAGTTCCTGTACTGGGTTACGAAGTTTAGAAGCATAAGGCTGATCCAAGAACTTCTCATCAACGTAGTCAAGCATCAACATGTTACCCTTCTGAATAACGCCTGTTGAAGATGCTTCGTCGTAGTTAAGTTTTACATCGCTTCTTAAGAATGCTGGTCTCATGTAGCCATTATTCTTATCGATAGCTGCCTTGTAGTAAGGGTTAGCAGTATCAGCATGAGCATGGCTGACCATTGGGTCAACGAATAGACCATTCTTAAATCTATCAACGCCATCAGAGTTGAATAGCTGCTGGTTCTTAGCAGTTGACTCTAGAAGGTTCATTGTTGAGTAGTATTCAAGGTTGTTAATACGTTGCTCAATAGCACGTAGATCTTTCATTGTGTATCTACGGTTATTCTCTAGAGTCATTCGAACCGCATACTTGCTACGCTTGTATTGTTTAGATACATAAGGCGATAGTGATGGGTATGGCGGAATGTCTAGGATAGCCAACGTCATTGAAGCAGGTAGATCCGCTGGTGTTCTAGGTAGAACTTCAGGAATACCCTTAACGATTTGCGTTGAGCCGCCTTTAGTAATTACGATACGGTCTTTACGTGGAAGATAGAACTCAATATCCGCTTGGAAGTTCTCGTCTGGAGTAGGAATGTAAGAACCGCTAGCATGAACGTCATACGTTGTTGAAGTTCCTGGGTTTGTAATTCCAGACGTAACCGTAGCTGTAGTCGCTGGCGTTACAGCCGCAACTTTAATAGGACGGAAGTCTACAGAATCCCTTAGATCAAACTCACGGTTTGTAGTTGGGCTTCTGAAGATAGGGATTTCCTGAGTTGTAACCGCATCAGTGTTAGCTGTGTATCTATCGTCGATTGGGTATGAATCAGCAGATAGGTAGCCGATACCGTTTGTGCGGTTATGAGTAAAGTAGCTAAACTTAACTAGGAAACCTTTACTAGTGGTGCTTAGAGTACTATCAGACTTCTTAACAAGTTTAGAGATATCGTAGAAAGAGTCTTTCTGACCATCATCAAGTTCAAAGTTCTTAGTTACATCAGTTCCTGTTTCGTCAGTTCCCTGATATACTGCTTCGATCTTGTAAACGTCAGGCACACCAAGTGACCATGGACCAGAAGCGCCAGCACTATGAGTGCTTGTATCAATGTATACGTATCTATTTTTGTTTACGATTTTAGAAGTCTGAACCGCATCAGTACGTAGAACGTTGAAGTATACGGTAGAAGCAAACTGAGATTCTAGGTTAGCGACACCGATGTTTAGTTCGTACTGAGTAGAGCTTGTAGACTGAATAGTCGCACCGTCACGGGTCATATCAAAGATGTGACCTGTAGGGAATAGAACACGGTGAGGAACTGATCCAGACACAGCGCTTGTAATAGTATTCGCTACTGTGATAGACGTATGGCTAGGGATCGCTGTAATACGGTGATTGGTTAGCGTTCCGCCATTATCAAGCTCGATGAAGTCGCCAATCTTATATTCGCTCTGGAACTGAGTTCCGCTACCAGTAATAGAAGTTCCTGAAGCTGAAGTTACAGAACCAGTCTGAGGAGCTGACTTAACTGACGCACGTGATACAATGATAACGTTTCTTTCGTCAGGGTTTGTAAGTGGGCTACCAGTATCCTGTAGGTTTTCTGTGCCGCCAGGATGCGCTGAAGGTAGATCGATTGTCGCTGTACCTGTTGTACCAAAGTCTGAATCAATTTCTGTACGGTAAACAAACTGTTGGTCAGTCAAAGACTTAGTACCAAACTGTCCAAGAGGGAATACAAGAGCGTTAAGGTTAGTTTCCTGAACCTTTACGTATCCGTCTAGTTCAGAGATAAGGTCACACATAGAACGTGTACCGTTTGTACCTTCGATGCGCATACCACGAACATCACGGAAAGACTTGCCGTTGTTCATAGAAATATCAAATAGGTAGATACGGAAGCGACCGTCAGCCATACCCATGTAACCAGAATCCCACTGGAATCCTCTTACCTTAGCTGTACCAACTTTAACACCACGTGCTTGTTGTAGACCAAGGTTCTTCTGACTGATACCTTTCTGGTATGAATCGTATAGATCAACTTCTTGGAAATCTGATAGACCCCAAGTACCTACACACTCTTCAGCGATAACATAGTTACCGATAGTCTGACCGATAGCTACACCGTTGAATGTAGAGGTATCAGTCGCTTTATCGAAGTTGATGAATTTAGATTCAGCAATCTCTACTTTCTTACCAGATACGTAAGCTGTACCACGTTCAATTTCAGCAACAAGTTTTAGATAGTCACCGCCATCATCTTCAGTGTATTTACCAAGACTGTTTTCTTTTTTGAGGTGCTCACGAATACGAATGTTAAATGGTTCAGTTACATAGTCGCCATTAGTATCGTAAGAACGTCTAGCCATCATATCTTCAACGGCAGGAAGGATTGTATCGCCACCACGTGTAACGATAGAGCCGCCTTCTACAGTAGCGATGTTGAAGTAGCCAGCGTTGTTAGCATAGCCATATGGCTTAACTGTAAGTCGTGGATAGATTTTAAGACGGTTAGCGCCAGGAGCAGCATAGTTAGTAGCGCCAGCAGCATTATCTAGTAGAGTTGAGTCTTGGTCAGAGTTAATAAAAGACTCTTCAGTTGTAAGACCAATCTGAGCCCAAGGCTCTGTAGTGTAACGACCAACGATAGTGCTCTGCGGCTGAAGCTTGATCATATGACCTTTGTGGTAAACTGTACCGCTATCGATGTTCGCTTTAAGAGCGAAACCAGTAGAGTTAGATACTAGAGTATTTGCCGCAAAGATGAAGTTGTTATTAGACGAATTGTAGAAGTGAAGTGTTTCACCGTTACCAAACGTTCTAGTAGCATTGTTAGAACCAGAGTTAGTGTAGTGACAGTAGAACGTAAGGTAATTTGGAGCAGCAGCTTCTGAACCGTCAACTACTGATACCAGTTTACCTTCCATGCCTGTAGTCTGACCAACAACATATGCGTTAGCAATCTGACTGCTAGTATAGAAGTCGTTGAGAAGGATTACTCGCCCATTAGCATCCTTATCCATCAACTTAACATAGTTAGTCTTATCTGTAATTAGACCGCCACCAGTAACGATAGTCCCGTCAACGAACACTTCGTTGGCGAGTTTATCTACCTGATTCTGTAGGATCGATTGGATCTGCGTCAGTTCTCGTGCTTGAACTGCTCTACCAGGACGGAATAGAATTCTATAAAAATTCTTATCCTCGTCAAAATCGTCAAAGTATGGGCTTTGGTTCAGATTGCTTTCAAGTGGCATGTCGTTTCCTTTAGAAATCTAGGATCACTTTGATGTCTTCAATTTGATCGACATCTCGTAGTACTGGTTGAACGTTTTCTGTGAAGATTACTTCACCTGAGTAAGTATTCGCTTCTGGTCCTTTAATCGACTCAACAGTCGCTACAGGGGTTTCGCTTGTGCTCTTAACAATAACATCGTCTTTGGTGAAAGCAGCGTAATCAGAATAGCTGTTAACGTTATTTATATACAAAGTGTAGAACGATGGATCTGATTCAGTCTCATCTTTCCTTAAGTATACAATCTGACCATTTGCCGCTCTAAGAGCATTACTCAGTGCGTTATTATCTTTGGCGATTTGACTTAGCTCGGTAACAAATTCAAGTTCGCCTGTTCTTGCACGCAGGATATTCCTAGCGTTTGTAATTACTTGTCCAACCGTAAATGGATTCTCAGGAATCGCATCGTTCATTTCGTTGTATGACGTCACGACTCTAGTTGTAAATCTAAGTGTAGATGGAGAGTTAGATGTATTAGCAACGTGTTCTACCGAACGGTGGCTGTTGTTAGCATCAACTTTTAGTACAGGGTCAGCTAGTAGAGAGATAGTTCTAAACTCAGTGTTTGATGGAATGTAGCCATTACCGTTAGCTGAGATACCTTCTTGACCGCTGAACTGAACGTTTACTAGTACACGGTCTGCCGCTAGTTCACGAACAGGGTTAGAGCCATGCCCGCCTAGAGGAGAGATAACAACGTTAGCCGAAGCACCGTAACCATGAACACCGTTAGCTGTAATGTATGCTTTAGCTCTAGTGTAGCCTGAACCCACGCTGAGCATAGCGATATTAGCAACGCCACCCGTGCTACCATTAACAGTAGCATAAGCCTGTGCGCCTTTACCGTCACCAACAATTGTTACAGTTGGGGATACGATTACACGTGAGTCAGAGTTACAAACCGAAGCAAACGCTGTATTAACTGTAAGAGTTTTAGTCGCACCAGAATAGTTAATAACACGTCTTAGCTGACCAGCACCTGTACCGCTGATAACATATACGCTACAACCGTTATAGAAGTTATCAACTGGAGAAGGCGGATTAGCGCCAACCGAAGATAGTTTGACTGTGTACTTACCGCCAGACTCTACAATACCGTTAGCAACTTGGCTGTAACTAGTTCCTGGAGAATTCGTTTCGATAACCTGAATAGATCCGTTTACCGCTGTATTCTGAACAAGTAGTAGACGTTCGGTTTCAGCTGAACCATCTTCTTCAGTAGCAGTTTTAACTGGAATATGATTCGGAGTCATAAACTTGCTAGCCTGAGTCAACGAAATAGTGTACATATATTTCCACATGTAACCGTCAGACGTTGTAAATGGCGTTAGCGAGTATCCAGTTGGCTTAACTGTAGAAGCAGAATCTTTATTATTGTAAAGGCATTTGTATACGTTATTCTCATCTGTTACAACATAGTATTTTTTGTAGTATACGTCAACGTCGGTATCACGATACATAGCATACGTTGTACCGCTTGTCCAATCGTATCGAGTAGCAACGTGAGATACATCTGAAGGCTGGACTTTTTTACCTCCGATAAAATTACGCTGTATCTCGTAGTGAAGGTACTGCTCATTATCTGGTGGCATTTCAGGATTAGGTTCATCTGGCCACTGAGTGGACTTACCTAGAACGGCATAAAGGATAGTTGATTTTTTACTATCCCTCCCGTCTCCAGAAGCATTTACCTTAGCAACAAATGCTTCCGCATTCGTTATAGACAAATCTTTAGTTGCGTATTTGTAAAGTCCCATTATTCAATTTCCGTTTCGTAGTAAGCGATACCGTTAGTGATATCTGGTCCAACCCAAGTTGTCTCAAGGTTGGCAGTCAAGTTAGTTATAACATTATTTATCTTAGTTTTGTATAGCGCACCGTCTGAAGTCTTAATAGTAATCACATCGCCATCGCTGAATGATCCAGCCCCAAACGACGATGAAGTAGCAGTAAGATCCCAGTTTCTATTAAAGTAAATGTTAGCGCCAAGCTTGTTACCGTGTTTCCAAGCCAACTCAAGGTTAGCTGAAGTGGTGTTGGCGATATGATTTAGCGTTACCAAACGATATTTATCATGATCGTATTCGACCAAAATCTTATCGCCCTTAACATACACATCAACGATATCCGATTGCTCCGGAGCTGTAGCAAGAGTAATCTGAGTTTTGCTATCTACCGTGTAGTCAGTATCTTTTAATAGAAGCGTGCCGTTCTTAAATACATTGTAATTATGTTCGCTAGATGTATCCATGTATAGATTAGCACTGTAATCATCCGAGCCTGTAATAACATCTTCAACCGAGAATGTAATTGTAGGCGGGTTAGTGTATCCTGTACCCGTATTAGTGAATGATAGATTAGCAACCTCAGAGCCGTTCATGACTGCCGTAGCCGTAGCTGTTACACCGCCAGACGTTTGAGGAGCACTGATTGTAACCGTAGGAGCAGAAACGTACTTACCGCCACGATAAATAACAACCGAGTTGCTAGTAATAGAACCGCTCGCAACGTTAGCATAGCCGAGTGCCTGACTAACGCTGTATTTGTAGTGACGGTTTCCTAAGAACTCATTGCTAAGATCAGTACTTGTACCAACAATATCCGCACTATTATTTGTTAGGTTGATGTAACCCGAAGCTCTAGTCTTAGCTAGGTTAACAAATCCATTCACTCTTGTAAGTTTAGTATGAACTGTATTAGCAACAATATCCACGTTTACGTTAGACTGCGCAAGATACTTACCAAACATAATCTGACCAGAAGGGTGAACCAGTTTCATAGCGATATCTTTATAACGCTGTAATGAAATTGGAGAACCGATCTCGTAGCTGAACTCTTGGTAGTAATGGTTATCGTGAATGTAACCTCTAGCGGTAGATATCTGAGAGCGAGTTGTAGCATAGTAGCCTTCAGAGTTCGCTACGCCACCAAGACCCAGTTTAACTCTAGCGTTTGTGCCGCCTTGATCTTCAACAAATACTTCTTCGTTATTACGATAAGCGAATCCAGAGTCAACCATCTTAACTTTAGAGATAGTACCGTCAGCACCTACCGATGCTTCGATGTTAGCGTTCTCACCAAGAACACCATTATCAATAACGCTAATGATCTTACCTGTACCTACAGCAGATCTAGTTCGAGTATCAATTTCTCCAGGAATGTATTCTGAAGTCATCACTTCAATCGTAGCATTAAACGATAGAGGATTCGTTCTGCGAATAGTTTCTTGACCTACCTGATACGTGTAGTATGTAACTGTAGACGAACCTGAACCTGAAGATATAACTTCTGAGGTCTGTCCAATCAAATGATTCGGACCAATGAAGTATACGTTTCCTGGAACTTTCTGTCCAAACTTCTGCCATAGACGTAGAGTAGTTTCGTATGTACCGTTAGCATGTTGCGTCTGAGTTACAACAGCTGAGTTCAAAGAACCTTTAACGTCGCCAATAGCGCCAGTTTCAACCTGAACAATCCTATCGTTTGTATCAAGTTTAGTTACTGTTGGATCGCCTGTTCCCCAGTAGTTCTCGTCAGTCTGAAGAGTCATCCAACATTCACCGATACCAAGCGAAGCGATATCGGGTTCACGAACAACAACTTCAGGAGCAACCGTGTAGTTTGTACCGCCATCAACTAGAGAAAGCTGACCGATAGTACCAAACACCGATGCTTCAAAAACTAGAGAATCTCTTAAGCGAGTATGCATATTCTCAATAATAGTATTTGAAGTTGATGTAACAACGTTACCTATTGGAGAGCTAGAACCAACTAGACGTAGACCTTCATTCTCATAGAATGCGCCCATCGGACCAGATCTAAATTGTGAGTATCTACCTGAGCCTACACCGAAGCTGTTCGCTGAGTTATTAGCGCCAACACGGGTCGTTACAATAGAACGATACTTACCGCCTCTTCCGTAAGCTGAAGCTGAAGTAATAGCTGGATCAAACTCGCTCGCAGTAATAAGTTCGGTATCTGTGTGAATAGCTGCCACACGTTTACGGTATCCGTCTACTTTAATTACATCGCCGTTCTGGAAATCGGTTAGGAACGAAGTACCCGAACCTGTAACTGTATTAGCCGCTGCGGTAATTGTTCCGCTGAGTACCGTATTTGATGTAGCATTATATTCGTAAGCGTAATTCTGTACTCTAAGAACGTCTTTGATAACACCAAATGAGAAGTTAGGTTCATAGATTACAGAGTCGATATCGTTAAATGGGGTAGAGCCTACAACTTCAGAACCTGCTGTAATCTCAACGCCATCAGTGTTCGCAATATCAAGTACATGATAGCCGATAGTGTTCGCTTGAAACTCTATGATCTTGCCAACTGTATTACCGCTGAGTAGACTTCCGACTTTAAGATCTTCGTTTACTTGGAATGTACCGTAAGTATTTACACGTACCCAAGCATCTCCAGGAGTAGGATCAACGATAGCAATTACTTGACCATTAGCCTCTGAAGATACGCCATGAATAGACTGACCGATTCTAAGTTCGTATGTGTTGTTTGCTACGTTAATAACAGCGTTAGCATGATCATGGAAGTCAGCTTTAGTTGTAGTCTCACCAGCTTCCTTAAATCCGTAACGTGGGCTACAGATAATGTTTGAACCCAATGTAGAACGGTTTTCACGGGTTGTTATTGTTGTTACCGTGCCGTCATCATTGATTCTATCCCAAACATCATCAATCAGAGGAGCATTCTCTCCAAAGACGTTATTTGAGCTGAACATATTAAGGTTTACAGATAAAGCAAACGTATCTACAATATCATCTCGACTGATAACAAAGGTAGCAAGTTCGGAGCCGTCACCACCTACAAACTTAACATCAGTCGAACCATAAACCGCATCTATTGTTGGGGTGTAACCTGAACCGCCATTCTTAATTTCGAATGTAAGTACACCACCCAAGTCTTGAGTTTCTGTTACAACGACCTTACCAAAGTCGCCGTTCTGTTCAGAGATAAGACTTACAACGTCGCCAGCAGCATAGTTACTTCCTGGAGATATAATCTGAATAGAGTTGATACCTGCTTCTACTATAGGAGCATGGCCAGACGAATTTGTATCAGTAAGTAGACGGATAGGTTCGTTGTTATTAAATGTTCCACGGATATTCGATAGTATGATCTGCATTAGATCTCGACCACGAACATTACGTCTAACAATATCTTCAACTAGAGCTTCGGCATCTGAGTCCACACCTTTGATAGTCTTACCGATAAACTTATAAGTCAAAGAATCGTAGCTAGTTACAAGGTATCGCTCTAGTCTCCAGTCGCCATCAGACACCTTCAGTATTTGGTCTGCTGGGTATCTTACATCAATATCTTCGTTGTAAAGCGCACGGAATAGGAGTTTGTATGAAGCAAGCGTACCTCTAGAAAGGTTGAAGTTCTTGATGTACTTAGCCATCAATGCTTTATCAGCTAGTGCTTCAGTTGGAACAGAAGGCAATAGATCACGTCTGAAATACTCTAGATATTCATCAAGAGTCGTATCTATATTCTTATAGTTTTTTAGATTTCGTAAAACGCTTGTAGCCTTACCTTCCTGCTCCATGTATTCATAGTAAGCAGTGATAAACGCTATAAAGTTTTCCCCGTCCTCTTGATAGAATTCGGGGAACTGCCGTTTTACTAGATTAGAGATTCGCTCTACAAATTCCATTAGGTGTACTCAGATATAATTTGAATTGTAGCGTCATTCTGATCCATTACCAGAACTTGCTCTCTTACTGGGGTAACATCAAATCGATCAGGAATAGCCGTTACTTTCATCTGAATATCAGAGTAAGCCGAAGGTTTAAATGCTTCAACGGTAACTAGACCAGCATCATAATCAACTGTACCAACGCCAGTATCTACATAGATTTTCTGTTTCTCATTATTGTAACGGAAGATACCAATCGAACCTTCACCGTCATCATCAAAGAAACAAGAGAACCCTTTGTATGTAAATTCTGTAGAAGTAATCGTACCTGCTCTTAGCGTGTTGCTGAAGTAGAGCTCAAGCTTCTGAGGAACGTTGATATCAGGAACGAAACGTTTTTGAATGCGTACCGATGCATCGTTGTTAAGAATACTTCCAACAGTAATATTATCTAGGGCACGAACGAAACGTGAGTATCTCAAACGATTACCAAAACGTTCTAACTGATTAGTAGAGAAATCAGTAATCGCTTCTCTTACCGCCAGTTCAATTTCGCCTAGTGTAGCTGTTGAAGATGTTCTATCGTAATATGTATTGATATTCACAAGAACGTAAGTGTATTCAGGGTCAACGATAACAGGATCAATACCAAGAGGCGTTCTATCTTGAATAGAAGCTTTGATTTCATTCTTTCTATTATACGTTAGATATTGCTCGCCAAACGGTTTAAGACCAATGAACACTTTACCGAACGTCGGAACAATGGCATTCTCACCACCATAAGCAACAACCGATTGAATATCCGCATTCTCAGAAAGAATGATTCGCTCATAGTCGTTATCAATAACGCAACGGTTCTGAGTTTGATAGTTCCTTGGCGCATTAAACTTGATTGAGTCTATAGTTTCAGCGAAGCGACCGCCAAGAGCCGTAACGTCAACTGACTTAACCGAAGCTGTAATAGATTGACCGCCAGCTGTATACTGAGAAGTAGACTCAAAAGACTTAGCTCCGTTCGCTTCGTCGCCGTTACATACAATGTAATCTACAATTACAATGTTGCCGTTCTTAGGTGCTAGACCAAGAGCCCCTTTACCGAATACAATCTCATACTTCTCGTCGTATGCTTCTTCAACAAAGTATATCTTAGAAGTAGAGTAGATCTGATTGATGTTAGTCGCTCTTGTATATTCGACTGTAGTATCGTCAACCAATGAATTCTGAACTGTAACTACGATGCTTGATACGTCAACCTGAGCATTAGGAAGAACGTATCGTGTAGGATTACTAGAGTCTACAACAAATCGATGCGTAAGCTTCGTTCCTTCTTTAATGCTAATCTGCTTCTCAAACGTTCCGCCATTATTCAATACCGTAGTTGCTTCAGTTGTTACGAAGTTGTAAGTCGTATCGTCAATTACAGTCTTAAATTTAGAGTACTTTGGAATCGTTAATTGAGCAACCGTTGAAGGAACATCGGTGAAGCTCATAGTGATTGCTGCTACCGCACCCGATGCTGAAGTTGGAGTGTATCCTAACTCTTTTGCTCTTGATACAACTGAATCACGCTGTTGAGCCGTATCAAGGAACATTTCGTTCGCAAGCATGTTAGCATAGTATCCGTTGTAATGCGTATTGTATGCTAGAAGATCTAACAATACAGACATCACAGAGCCTTCATAATCGAAGTCTTTAAGGTTATCTTGAGATCTTAAATATGTTTTAAGGTTCTCACGGATACCGTTGAAGTCTAGCTCCGTTGCTTGTAGATATGTATTGGCTGCCATTTATCGTACTCTTTCTAGTAATAGATCAAGAACAACAGGCGTGGGGTCGTTCTTAACCATAAAGGCAAGTGATGCCGTTAATGCGTTTCTTTCGGGGTAGTCTTCCACGAACACGTCTATGATTTCAGCTCTTGGTTCGTAGTTTTTGATGACTTCACGAATAGCTCTTTCCATATTCTGCTTAGTAGCAGGAGTGAACAATTCGAAAAGATGCTGACGAATAGAACAGCCAATATCAGATTTAAAAGGTCGCTCATAATAGTTCGTCAAAATTAGAGACTTAACTGATTGTTTCACAGCGTCTCTATCTCTCTTACGCACAACCTGACTTGTAGCTGGATGCGGTATAAACGCTAGATCCAAGTCGCTAAAGATATCTTTCTTAGGTTGTGCCATTTATTTATTTTCCGTTTTTAATAGTTTGTATCTCAGCTCTTCGTTCTTTACATAGTTTAGATATTTCAGCAAGAGCTTTTCGTGCTCTTGTTCCAGCTGAGGCATTTCCTTCTTTGAACTTATCGCTCTCAAAAGCGTATGTTTCAAATAAATTTACTAAAGAATCGTGTAATTCCATAAAAAAGTCCTTTACTTTCAATTAACATTCAAGTATAATCAATAATGTCCGCTTTAAGCCAAATTAAGATTATTCAGTTCTTAACCTATTTAGTCGCCAGCGTACACATCACCAGAGCCAGCAGCAACAGAAGTACATCCGCTGATAGCATCTCCAACTCTTCCAGCACCTTTATCGTTTACAAACACTGAACCAGAGCCTGAAGCAATCGAAGCCGAGTGAGGTGGACACGGTGATCCAGGAAGCAGATGCGTTGTATTAGGATCCCCTTGTCTTGACCAAGGAATACTATTTACAAATACATTTCCAGAACCTGCGGCTCTAACCATTCCAGAACAATGAGTAACGTCTGCGTCACCTATTCGAGTTGCGGCTGGCATTATTTCGTCTCCCGTTTCATTAATTCTTTTAGTAGATCCCCAATACGATGAATGACTTCATGCTCCTCATCAGTATGTGGCGGTTCAGGAAATTTAGGTTCAAAGGATATAAGGTTCTCAAACTCTAACGGGATATCGTCAAAGTGTATAAATGTATGAACCTCACCGTCTATTAAGACGCTAAATAATCCTTCAACCATTTAATATAACCATCAAAATCGTTATTCACTTTTTGTGTTATTGTAGCAGTTTCAGTTCCAGAGTCATGCGTAACTGTTACAGTATATGTTACATTACTTTCTTTCGTTGTATCGCAAACAAATCCAATTACATCTTTTCCAAACGGCATATTCCCTGTACCAATAACCGTTTCAGGATCTTCAAGTAAATCGCTAGAACCTTTGCTTACATAAGTAATGCTATCTCTAAATTGATTTACATATCTGCCGTAGATAGAAGAACCAAACGTATCAATACCATGATCGTCAAAGTTCTTTGTAATCGTTATAGAATATATCTCTTCTCCAGCTGTTGGTGTAATCGATATATCATACGATACGTCAGTGTCCCTTTTAGCAGCAGGGAGTACTGTTGGTGTTATTTGTATAGCCATAAATTAGACCGCTGTATTCGCCCAGCCCCAGTAAGAAGTTCCATCGCCATAGCTGATAAGAACCTGTCCAACCATTCCATCGGAACCAACAATATCTCCAATAGTTCTAGAGTAAAGTCTAGAATCAATGAGATCAAGTACAGTGTTAGCGTCAACACCGCCACCGCCAGCTGAAGCTTCAACCGCTGCTATGTAAGCATTTGTATTTGCTAGAGTAATGTTAGCGTTTGAAACCTGTAGATACTGTCCAAGGTTTGGCTTATTACTTAGGTCATCATAATCACCACTGAATATAGAACTAGCATCAGCCTTCGTAGCAATCCAGCTGTTTGTATTTGCTAGAGCTGCTTTAGCCTGAACATCAGCTGTTGTATACGATGACGAATTCAGTTTAGTAGCAATATAAGAGTTTGTATTTGCTAGAGCTGCTTTAGCCTGAACATCAGCTGTTGTATACGATGACGAATTCAGTTTAGTAGCAATATAAGAGTTTGTATTTGCTAGAGCCGCTTTAGCCCGAACGTCAGCGGTGGTGTATGATGATGAATTCAGTTTAGTAGCAATATAAGAGTTTGTATTAGCCAATGCTGCTTTAGCCTGAACATCAGCGGTGGTGTACGCTGAAGAGTTTAGTTTAGTCGCTATGTAGCTGTTAGTATTAGCCAATGCTGCTTTAGACTGAACATCGGCGGTGGTGTACGCTGAAGAGTTTAGTTTAGTCGCTATGTAGCTGTTAGTATTAGCCAATGCTGCTTTAGACTGAACATCGGCGGTAGTGTACGCTGAAGAGTTTAGTTTAGTAGCAATATAAGAGTTTGTATTTGCTAGGTATCCTTTAACAGTAGATGTTGTAGCGTATGTAGAGCTCGCATTAGCAACCTGAAGGTATTGATTTAGATTAGGTTTGTTTGTAAGATCAGCATACGAACCACTGAAGATCATATTAGTATTCGCTTTAGTAGCGATATATGCGTTTGTATTTGCTAAGATAACATTAAAGTTTGATACTTGTAGATACTGTCCAAGGTTAGGTTTGCTAGTAAGATCAGAATACGAACCGCTGAAGATCATATTTGTATTGGCTTTCGTTGCTATGTAAGCATTCGTATTCGCAAGTAATGTATTTACATAAGTGTTAGATGCTTTAGTTGCTAGAGCCAATGTTACGGTTGAAGCGAAGTTAGCATCATCGCCTAGAGCTGCCGCTAGTTCATTCAATGTATCGAGCGTAGCTGGCGCTGTATCAACTAGGTTAGAGATTGCTGTAGATATATTTGAAGCTGAGTTAGCAACCTGAATACGATCTGCGATAGCTGCGTTTGTATTCGCCAACGCCAATCTTTCTCTAGTGTCTACACCGTATATCCAAGCATTGGTATTAGCAACCAAAGATTGTAAGTAAGTGTTAGAAACCTCGCCAGCATTTACCGCAACGTCAGCAATATAAGCGTTAGTGTTAGCAACAAATAGCTGGAAGGTTGTATTAGATACATACTGAGAAGTCAGAGTAGATGTGTCAGCTTTAGTCGCTATGTAAGCATTAGTGTTAGCAAGGTATCCTTCAACAGTTGAGCTATCTGCTTTAGTAGCAATCCAAGCATTGGTATTAGCGAGATTAGCATTTACCCATGCTTCCGTATTAGCAACCCAAGCATTCGTATTTGCTAGAGCTAGGTTGTTTGTATTGATTGAAGATGCTATGTATGCATTAGTGTTAGCTAAGTAACTCTCTACGACTGAGCTATCCGCTTTAGTTGCTATGTAAGAATTAGTGTTAGCTAGATTAGACGCCACTTCTCCAGCAACCGAAGCAATGTAAGAATTAGTATTAGCAAGGTTTAGTGCTACAGTTGTCGAGTCGGCTTTAGTCGCTATGTAAGAATTAGTGTTAGCTAGATTAGACGCCACTTCTCCAGCAACCGAAGCAATGTAAGAATTAGTATTAGCAAGGTTTAGTGCTACAGTTGTCGAGTCGGCTTTAGTCGCTATGTATGCGTTTGTATTCGCTAGGTAGCTTTCAACTGTAGAGCTATCTGCCTTAGTCGCTATGTAAGCATTGGTATTCGCTAGGTTTGACGCAACCGTTGTAGAGTCAGCCTTAGTCGCTATGTAAGCATTCGTATTAGCTAGATTAGACTGAATCCAAGCATTAGTGTTAGCGAGATTAGAAGCATCAGCGCCAGCAACCGTAGCGATATATGCGTTTGTATTCGCTAGATTAAGTTCTACAGTTGTCGAGTCGGCTTTAGTCGCTATGTAAGAATTAGTGTTAGCCAACGCTGACTGGAATGCCGCATTACTTGCTTTACTTGCTAGAGCCGATGTTACGGTTGAAGCGAAGTTAGCATCGTCAGCCAGCGCTGCTGCTAGTTCATTTAATGTATCGAGTGTAGCTGGAGCACTATCGATTAGTCCGTCAATCGCTGACGTGATATTCGTAGCTGAGTTAGCGACCTGAATACGATCAGCAATCGCCAAGTTAGTATTAGATACAACAGACTGAAACGCTGTATTAGTTGTAAACGTTGCGGTCAGATACGCATTAGATACTTCGCCCGCATTAGCCGAAACGTAAGCAATGTACTGATTCGTATTCGCTAGCGCTGACTGGAAAGCATTATTTGTAGTGAACGTACTTTGTAGATAAGCATTAGATACCTCACCCGCACTCACTGCTACATTCGCTATGTATAGGTTTGTATTCGCTAGATTATCGTTTATAACCTCTCGAATGTCTGTATTTGTAGAGTAAAGTTCTTGCTGTAACGTAGCGATAGCCAAGTTGGTATTAGCAAGGGCGAGCTGAAACATATCTTGTTTAGCATAATCAGCATCCCACTTTCTCATCAAATCGTCAATTCTAGCATAGACGTCAGTAAAGCGAACGTCGATCGCTGTCATATCAGCTTTATATTGAGTAGCAGAAACAAGATCGGAAGCCGAGTTGATACCCAACGACTTTAACGCTGCTGCGAAATCTATTTTAGGTTGTTGAATGGTCGTTGTAGCAACAGTACCAGTCTCAACAACCGTAGTTGTCGTTGTATTTTGGGCATCAAGGAGAGCTATGGCTTCCTTGAGCTTCGTTAAATCATCAGCCATTAGTTACTCTGTACTCTAGCAAGAGCTGCTTGCTCTTCCGGTGTTAGGCTTGCTACTAGATCAGGGTTTGATCCTAGATCGTTAACAGTTGATTGAGCATTCTCTTTAGACTTTTCAGACTCGGCTGCCGCTGAAGAAGGCGAGTAAGAAACTGAAGGAGCTCCGCTTGCTGGGTTGAAATCTATTCTTGGGGCATTATCTAGTATATGAGAACCTGACTGCCTAGAAATCTCTCCAGCTGATACGATATCCATTCTACCGTCAACTTTGTTGATGTAGTTGCCTTTAGTGTATTGAGTGTAATTACCGTCAACCTGAACGTCTAGATTACCTTTTACATATAAGCTAGCATTTGTATCAATGGTGATGTTACAGCTGCCTTTAATATAAACGTTCTTATCTTTGATTGTAACTTCATACTCATCACCAACTATTCGAGTAGATTTATTTCCGTCAGGATCGATCTCATAGAACGTTCCAGACTTATGATATTCATGTATACGTTCTTTACCTTCGGTATCGTCAAACTCGACCATATGTCCAGATTCAGATTCGTATACGTGATTGTATGGATATGTACTTTCTACAGTAAAAGCATATTCATCCCAGCTTGGTCCACCTAAAGCTCTAGCGATACCTTTAGATTGAGCATCTTCTTTCGCTTTAACTATATCATGTGGATTGTCTGGGTTAGCGACCGCTCTACGGTTTACGTCAGGTTCGTCAGTGTACTTTGGATACACTTCGTTTGGATCAAAGAACCCTTTATCGGCATTAGGTTTTTCAGAAGGTAATCCTGGAATAGTTCCAAAGACTACAGGCTCTTGAGCTCGCTCACCATCCATGAAGAAACCGAACACCCAAGTACCTTCAAACATTCCTGTTGGAGAATGTCCATACCCACTTACCGATGCTGAATCGATACCGTTAGAAACGATCGCCCACGGCAGAGCGTCAGTTGGAAGTTCCACTTTATCTTCAGTGTGCCAACCATACGCACGGACTCTTACACGACCCATTTTAACTGGATCGTTTCTATCCTCGACTACACCTACAAACCAAGTGAAGCCGCTTCTGCCGATGAAATTACGCATTAGTAACCAGTATTAAAGTTTTCTGTAGTCTGTTCTTCTTCAGATTCGCCTTCAAAGATTTCCTGAAGCATTTCAGGTTCAGTCGGTACTTGAATCTCTGGTTCAACTACTTCTTGAAGGAACTCTTTTTTCTTTGGTTTAGCGTTTTTGTTTGGAAGTGCCATTTATATCTCCTACAATGACTTGCCGTCTTTACAGCATTCTAAAACAGATACGAACGTATCGCCTGTTGTAGCACCTGTAATTTTATGGCGGACTTTGGTGATTAAGTATTTGCCTGTGAGGTATTTATCAGTCCCGTCTCCAAGCTTATCTTTGTCAGTATCAGTTGAAATCGGGAATTTTAAATTGATTGTATCGCCTGCTTTGAACTCTGAGTTACCGTGTAGTGTAACTTCTACTATAGTATTGAAGATAGACTTAGAGTAAGCTTCTTTGACACCTAGTGTTTCATTTATTTTCTTAGGTAAATGTTTCTCTTCTGAGAACAACTTATCCGTATCATGTCCAGTTCTAGATGTAATTAGATTAATTACTGGATCGGTTTCTTCTGTAAGCGTTCCGGCAAGTTTACCTTCACCGAGCTTTTCAAACTTACCATAGAACTTATCATAAGTGTATTTCTTTTCAGTAACTTTCTTTTTCATCATATCTAGATTAAGAGTTCTAGACTTCAGCATACCTTTATAGAGCTTTGATAGCATATCAGATGTTTCAACTACACGGTATGCCATAATCTTATAAGGGTCGTCTTGAGTCGTTCCTGCCAAACCTTCTTTAGATATGTTGTTAAACAGATAGAACCATTCGCCGATAGGCTCTTGCTTAACTAGGGTTGATAGATTCTTAAACTTAAACCCTTCTGAGTTTTCAAAGAACAGATAATATGGAATATGATCTTCTGAGTCAGCCTCATCGCATAGGAAGTCGATTGTATCATTTACATCTAGGTGAGGGATAACGAACTTCTGATTACCGTCAGTTGGATCAAACTCATTCTTTTTATTCAGTGACGTTTTAAGAGCTGAAGATATACCGCTATGAATAGACTTCATATCTCCATTAAAGATATACTCGTTGAATATAGACTTAACCATATCGCTTACAGGAGAACCGCTAGTACCACCAAGAGCTTTCTTAACTTTAACAGGTGCTGCTTGATATGCCTCAGCACTAATACAAGCAAAGTTGTAAATCTCTCGTGATTCTTGTACACGGTTTCGATCAGTTACATCATAAATACGAAATACATTCTTGCGGAACTCAAATTCGTTTGTCTCTTCACGGTTCTTGAATGATAGGAACAGAAGCTCACCGCCCGTAAAACCGCCACCCAATGAGTCTAGTATACCCATAGAGTCTTCAATCAGCGCATCGCAGTACATATAATGATCAAAGATACTCTGATAGACGTTCAGCTCCATAGTGATCTGAGAAATGTCAAGCAACTCTCCAGAAGAAGTTACTATTACAGCACTCTCAATTTCTACGTCTCCTGGTTTACGGAAACCCTGATCAATACCGCTACCAGCCATTATACATTATTCCTAAGGACTTTTTCTACTTCAGCTCTCAACTGAGGAACATATTTCTTATCTAGGATTTTAATCTTTCTTTTCTTTTCGTTTTCTTCGATCTCATAATCCCAGTAAGTAACCGCCACTCTTTCAAGTTCAGTCAATCCATTATATGTAGTCTGATCGACAACAAGGTATTTTTCAGGGATAATCGTTCCGTCAACCAACGTTTGTTTTTCCTGAAGAATCTGACGGTATTCATATACCGTACTTTGAGATGCTGAGATAGAACCGTATTTTGTTCGAATGTATTCTGAGAAGTCAGGATCAAATAGTGGCCAACCATAGAACGGATCGATTATATCATTGTAGTGAATAACGATCCAAGCCAACGATGAGCTTCCGTAATACTTCTCAGCGATTGTATCTGGACGATCTCCTGCTTGAATATCATAGTCGTAATATACAGAGGTGTTATCTTTAACAGAAGATTTAACTTTAAACCTTCTCATGATATTCGTTAAAAGAACGTTCTTACCTTCGTTTGTAAGGTCATGCGCTACTAGAGGGAAGTATGAGAAATAGATAGACATTATGCGTTACCCTCTTTTCCAGCAGAACCAGATTCCCTGAAATCTTCTTTTGTAAGGATCTTCGTTTCTTGGAAGTTCATCGTAAGTTCGATTGATACGGGCGCTTGAGTATCTTCAAAGAACAACGGCATATTCTCACCGTTGTAGTTTACGCTAATTCCTGTCAATACAGACTTATGAATCTTAAATAGATATGGAGAGATAGTTCTAGAGAACTCAATCTCAAACTCTTCTGGGTAACCAAACGTTAATGTGCCGTCTTCAAGAGCAGGGTGCATGTGATATTTTAGAAGCGAGATCATCTCTTTAATAGAATCAGACTCTTCTTGATTTCGAGCAACCAACTTATAAGCGAATGAGAAGTTACGGAAGCCGACATCCTTGAACAGTACAGCCATGTGTGGGTTGATTGCCTTACCAGCTGAAGACATAATACCAGCACCGATGTTCTGAATACCAAGAGCGCCAGCTGTTAGGATACCACCAACAGCGCCACCAACTGCCGCACCGATTGCCGTAGCCCCAACGCCAGCCCCAACAGCGAGCGCTTGATTACCCGCATGCTTGTTAGCATCAGTAAGACCGCCACTACTCAACCCGAGCATATTAGAGGTTCCTGGGTTTTGAGTTATCCAGCTATCTGATACGTTGTTTGTTACAACCCCTGCTAGATCAGCTGCTTTTGCTTTAGCCGCATCATATAAAGACTGTCCTGCCTGAACAACGTTGTTTACGCCAAGCTGACCAGAAGCCATACCGCCAAGGATACCCATACCACGGTTCTCATAGTTTACACCGTAAGCTGTTTGAAGGTTCATTGGTACAGGTAGAACAAGAGTCCTAATAGCTCTATCAGTCGGAGCAGAGTTGATTCCCGGACGCTTGCGCTTCATAATATGAAACATAATGTAGTGATCGTTATCTAGATCTGAAGGATAAACGATTGGCTGATACGTCTTACCGCCATTAGGTTCATACAGTTCTTTAATTGGGGAGTTGATATTCTGATATTTCATCTTCTTCTGAATGACGTTGTTCAACGCACCAGACACAGAAAGACCGCCTTCGCCAATTTGGAAGTTAATACCGCTGTTTCTTGTTATCTCTTTCCCGATATTATTGACGACGCTCGAAGCGATCTTATCTAGAAATGCCATTAGGATACCCTATATAATGTGTATTTTCAACTATTTATACACCCGAGAACACCTAATCTCTATGAAGTTCCATCAAGGTAAATATAAACCAAAGTTCCCTGAGAAATATAAGGGAGATCCAACCAAGATAACCTATAGGAGCTCTTGGGAATTACAGTGTATGTCTTATTTCGACAAGAACCCTGATATTCTCTGGTGGGGAAGCGAAGAGTTTGCTATACCCTATCGTTCTCCAATAGATGGAAAGAGACATAGATACTTTCCCGACTTTATTGTAAAGACAACGAATGGCGACATCGTTGTTTTTGAAGTCAAACCAGCGTCTCAATCTAAACCGCCTGCTAAGAAAAGCAGGATCACTAAGAAGTATTTAAACGAAGTAAAGACTTGGGGAATCAATCAGGCAAAGTGGGAAGCTGCTATAGAATTCTGCGCTGATAGAAATTGGAAATTTCAGGTCATTACTGAAGAACATCTTTTTGGAAAGAAGTATAAATAAGGTATATGGCACAAGTATTCGACGAAATTCTATTAAAAGGCATCCGTTCTGGGCAGTTACCTGCTAGGAATGCTGCCGCACGTAAGTGGTTCAGGGATCTATCTAAAGATGTAGGCAAGTCTAGAGTAACTCCAAACAAGATGCTAGCCGACTCAACGAAGCTCGTATCAAGCATTGAAATTGGAAAGATGTATCACTTTAGATATGATCCTAAAGGGAAACAGACTCTACCATATTACGATAAGTTCCCGTTGATCTTTGTAGTTGATAACGCTCCTGGTGGGTTCTATGGCTTGAACCTTCACTATCTGCCTATCAAACTTAGAGCTAAACTTATGGATGCTCTATACAGTATTAAAACGAATAGAAGGTATGATGATTCAACTCGTATTGCTTTTACATATAGTGTACTAAAACATGCGAGTCGTTACAAGTACTTTAAGCCAACATTTAAACATTATCTAGCGAGTCACGTTCAGTCTCAGTATATTATGATTCATCCAACTGAATGGGATATCGCTCTAATGCTACCAACACAACGATTTGCTAAAGCAAGCGCTGATCAAGTTTGGGCAGATTCAAGGGCAAAAATCTAATGGCGTCAATTAAAGATCAATTGGTGGGGATGGCTAGGGATGCTGCTAGCGAGATCATCACAGGCAAAATAAACGAAGCGTTAGGATTGAGACAAAACTCTCCATCTGCTGAACGTAATGGGTTTAACCCGCAGAACATTGTAGCTTCTATTAACAAGAGTGGCGTTGCTAAGACAGCTCACTTTGAAGTACAGATCGTTCCGCCAGCTACTCTGACTTCGTTTGATGCTAGGGAACTGATGTGCCGTACTGACTCAGCTGAACTTCCTGGTCGTAGTTTAATGACTATGGAACATCGCTTTAGTAACTATGGTCCAATCAATAAGATCCCTTATGGTCAGATGTATTCTGAATCTGCTATGACGTTTATTCTATCAGAAGATATGCGTGAGAAGCAATACTTTGAAGAGTGGCAAAACTCTATGATTCAGACGGGTGCGTTTGAGGCAGGTAGCACACAACAAGATTTCTACGGATATAGTCAGAGTCAATATAATCCAAGATACTTTGACGACTATACCGGAAGTGTAATTATTAGACAATACGGTTCTGATGGTTCTCTACAATCAATATATACACTACAAGAAGCATATCCTATCATCATGTCGCCTGTATCAATGAGCTGGTCTGACGATAGTATTGCTAGAATGAGTGTATCGTTCGCATTTAGAAACTACAAGAGCGTATTCTATAGACAAGATCAGCCAGGATTGGGTTCAGCCTTCTCTTTCAAAATTGGAAAGGGTGGTATTGCTGGGTCTGTTCGTATTCCTGGATTTGGAACTATATCATCAGCTCCGGGAGCTGGCGCACAGTTTAATTTAAACCCTCTTAAGAAAAAGGTATTTTCTTACATTGGATTGTAATGATTGGAGATTATTATGGCTTTACCATCTATATCAACACCTGAGTATACAACAAAGATCCCGTCAACGGGTCAACTTATTAGTTACCGCCCATTCTTGGTTAAGGAAGAAAAGATTCTCCTTATGGCGATGGAAGGTAAAGACGAAACTGAAATTGAATCGTCTATCGTAAATCTATTGAACAGCTGTATACTCACCGAAAAGGTTGATGTATCTAAACTGGCGACATTCGATATTGAACACCTATTCCTTCAGCTACGTGCTAAGTCAATAGGCGAAGTTATTGAAGTTAAGGTTGGTCACACAGACGATAATAATCCTTGTGATCATAAGACTGATGTATCGATTCCAATTGATGCCGTTACCGTTGTTGGTGGAGACGTTGATAAGAAGATTATGATTACTGATGAGATAGGCGTAGTTATGAAGTACCCTACAATCAGTGACGTAAGAGGACTGAATCTACAGGACTCTACAGCCATGATGAAGATGGTTGCGGCTTGTATTGATTACGTATTTGATTCTGAAAGTGTATACAGCGACTTTACAGATGAAGAAATGATCGAATGGATTGAAGGGCTTGACCAGTCTCAGTTTAGTAGAATGGGCGAGTTCCTATCAGCTATTCCTAAACTATCGTACACTATTGATTGGACATGTAAGAAGTGTAAAGAAAAAGACTCAGTAACTATTGAAGGGCTACAAAGTTTTTTTACCTTAGTTTGATGCATGATACGTTAGGTAATATGTATCAACTAAACTTTGCTATGATGCAGCATCATAAATATAGTTTAAGCGAGCTGGAAAATATGATTCCATTCGAGCGAGACATATATGTGATGTTGCTTAAGAATCATTTAGAAGAACAAGAAGAACGAATGAAGCAGAAAGGCTAATGGCAAAGAAAAAGTTACCCCCAGTCGTTACAAGTGCTAGAAGTGTTGAAGCGCTCATGTCGGTCGTACAGAGCGGCAATGAGACTATTAACAATAATCTAGAGGTAAATCTTACTGGGGTTCAAGCAGAACTTAAAGGGATACATTCATCTATCCTAGACTTTGCTACGCTCTTCTCTAAAGTAGAAAAAGAAGAAGCCAACATTGAGAAGAAAGAGGATAAGTCTGCTGATCTTAGCGGAACTCTTATCGACATCAAAGGCGTTCTAAGCGATATCTACACAATCAACTCAGAAACCCTTAGCGTTCTTAAAGGCGATGCGATTAAAAAAGAAGAAGATCGTCGTGAAAAGAACCGTGAAGAGGGTGCTGCTCCTGAACCAGTCGTTACTAAATCTGAAAAGTCTAAGAGCAAATTTAGCTTAGGCGGTCTTGGCGGTATCCTAGGAGGCATCGCTGCGGTCGGTATCGGCTTGGGCGGTTTCTTTATGGGTATGGCTGGCGCTGAAGCTATCATGTCCAAGTTCGGTAATGGGTCAAACCTTAAGTCTATGCTTGTTAACCTTGCTGAAGGTCTATCTGCCTTCGATAATCAAGGTCTTATCGCTATGGGCGCTCTATTAGGTACAGGAATGCTCTTCGGGGCTGTTGGCGGTATCGGTAAAGCGATCGGTGGCGGTTTAGGTATGGCAGCTGTTGGTCTTGGCTTAGGTGGCTTCTTTGGCGGTCTAGCTATAGGCGATGCTACAGCTTCTTTCTTTAATGCTGACGGAACGTTCATTAAGAACCAGATGGTAAACTTAGCCGAAGGTCTTAAAGCATTTGACGATAGAGGTCTATACGCTCTTGGTGGATTGCTAGCTGGCGGTATGCTATTTGGCGCTGTTACAGGTATGCGCACTAAAGGTCGTGCCGTACTTGGTATGGGTGCTATCGGTTTAGGTATTGGCGGTTTCCTATCAGCTCTAACGTTAGGTGGCGCATTCTCGATTGGAGACGGATCAAACGTTAAGTCACTACTCACTAATCTTGCTGAAGGTTTGAATGCTTTCAGTGGCGAGAGTATGATTGCCTTTGGTTCATTGCTTGGCGTTGGCGCTCTATTCGGATTTGTTCCTGGAGCGAAGGGTGCGGCAATAACAGGTATGACTGCTATCGGTTTAGGTATCGCTGGTTTCATTGGTGCGTTTGCTTCGGTAACTGAGCTCTTGGGCGTATTTGGCGTTGATGGTTCTAATATGAAGAAGATGCTTGTTAACCTTGCTACAGGTCTTAACGCATTTAATGACGTAGATGCCTCAAACGTTCTTAAACTTGTTCCTGCTATCGCAGCTCTTGGTCCAGCCATGATGCTTTTCTTAGGCTCTAATGGTATCGCTGGTATCGCTAGTGCTATTGGAGATACAGTTAAGAGTGCTTGGAACTGGATGTTTGGCGGTGATGATGCTAAACCCGAAAAGACTATCGTTCACAAGATCATTGATATGCTGAAGCCATTTGAAACAATGGATGCTTCTAAGTACGATGCTATCGGTAAAGTTGGAGACTTCTTAGGAAACTTTATTAAGAGCGTTGGTAACTTTGCTTCAGTTGATTCTAATATGATTCACGATAAGATGAGAAAGATTGGCGAAGCGTTACAGGTTAATGCTCCTAAGATTGAACTTGCTATCGCTGGCGGTGTTACTTATGATGATAAAGGTAGAGAGATTAAGATTAAAGGTCTTGCTTCTAGCGACATTGAATACAACGTAGCAGTTCAACGCATCACTCAACTACAGGCTGCTCTATCTGGTCCAGCTGCTATCGACGTTTCGCCTCAGCCTACAACTTCAGGCGGTGTTACTGGCGGACTCGTATCTAATGCTTCTAACTACATTAATAATAAGATTGAGGGAGCTAAGAATTACATTAACAGCTCTCCAACTAATGTTAATAGCTCTACAACAGTTAACAATAGTTCTCAGACTATCGTTCCTATCTCTGCTTCTAGGATACAATCTTCGGCGAGTGAAGCGATGGCCAAGTATGGCGGCAGATTCAGATAAAAAAAAGGGGAGCGCAAGGCTCCCCAAAACTTAGCTAGAAGGTGGCATCAATTTTCTTCTGCTAGTGACTCAAAGAACGACAGATTATCGTCGTCATCATCAAAAGATACTTCATCGCTTA